ACATACGGCACATTCATAAAACCTGTGCAGAAGACCATGATAAGGACTTATGTTACTAAAGCATAGGCGTGAGGCCTAACGTGGCATTAACCAGGTGGCGCAACCAGACCCACTAAAAACAGACAAGCCCCTGCCACTCTGGTTGAATAAGGGGTTAAGTGGGCCGCTGGAAGAAAGGAGAGATCATGAAAGCTGAGGACAGAATAAAAAGTTGGTGCGAAGATTGGGGGCATTATGGGAGAGAACCTTTATTGGTGAAAAGAATGAGGGAAAAGAACCTGACAAACGAAAACATTGCTGATGTGCTGGAAATTATCGGCAATACTTGTATGGAGTGCTACGACAGTAAAAGTGGGTGTAGATGTTGGGATGATTCATAAGCCCACTTAACATGGAATTAAGCGTGCGGGGAACCCGTCCGCTTGAATGTTGGGTTAAATGGCATTGGAGTTGATTATGAAAAAATATAATATTATTTACGCAGACCCTCCTTGGAGCTACAAGTTTCCAGGGACAAGAACACAACAAGAAGATGATTATCCAACGATGAAAACTGAGGATATCTGCAAGATTGATGTAAAAAGCCTTGCTGATGAAAACTGCATAATGTTTATATGGGGCATTTGGACGAAACTAGCAGATATATTGCAGGTTATCGAAGCATGGGGGTTTGAATACAAAACAGTTGGGTTCGTGTGGGTAAAAACCAACAAAAGAAAAAATGTGAACCAGACTTCCTTTTTGCCGGAAGACAATTTTGCGGAGTTTTTTGGCATGGGAATGTATACAAGATCAAATACGGAATTTTGCTTGATTGCCACAAAAGGAAAGATAGAGAGACAGGACGCATCTATAAGGCAAATAATATATTCACCCATTCAGGAACATTCAAGAAAGCCTGATGAAGTTAAAAGCAAAATTGTTGCGCTTGTTGGAAACGTGCCTCGCTGCGAATTATTTGCAAGGCGCAAAACAGAGGGATGGGATGTTTGGGGCAACCAGATTGAAAGTGATGTGGCAATAAATGCCATTTAACGAAAAGCTAACCTGAGAGCGGAGGGGTTATGACAACTTGGAAGAACGAAGAGGGATATGAAACAAGGACAGGACATGGAGAAGACGAGCTACCAGCGAGTCCGGTTGAGCGTGGGGTTAAGCCGAAATACCGCCTATGCTGGTTGTGCAATAGGCAGTTTAGAGGCAACCATTTTACAGTAAGAACCATAGATGGGCACATACGGCACATTCATAAAACCTGTGCAGAAGACCATGATAAGGACTTATGTTACTAAAGCATAGGCGTGAGGCCTAACAGCCAAAATCAGCGGCTGGGCACCAGTCCGGCTGCATTGTTTGGTTATAATTATTTTCGCGTTGGCTGCGAAGCAGACATGGAGGGTTTATGATTAGATTAATGCACGATGATTGTATAAGGGGCATGAATCAAATAGAAGATGGAAGCGTTGATATGGTTTTGGCTGACCCTCCTTATGGCACAACTGCTTGTAAATGGGACAGCGTGATTGCTCTTGAACCGATGTGGGAGCAATTAAAGCGGATAATAAAGCCGAATGGTGTAATAGTGTTGACAGCGCAAACACCCTTCGACAAGGTTCTTGGCTGCTCTAATCTAGGAATGCTAAAATATGAGTGGGTGTGGGAAAAGACTGCAGCCACAGGACACCTCAATGCTAAGAAGCAGCCAATGAAAGCGCATGAAAAATGCTTGGTGTTTTCAGACATGTCAGAGGAAGATCATGCGAATGTTTTGGTTTTCTATGCCAAACAGCCGACATATAACCCACAGAAGACAAGCGGACATAACCCTGTTAATAGCTACACGAAACACACAATGGATGGAGACTGCTATGGCAAAACAAAGGTAGGGATAAGCGGAGGAGGAAGCACTGAGAGATATCCGAGGAGCGTTCTTTTATTCCCAAGTGACAAACAAAAATCTGCGCTTCACCCAACGCAAAAGCCAGTTGCCCTTATGCGATATTTTATTGAGACTTATACCAATGAGGGAGAGATTGTTTTAGACTTTTGCGCTGGGAGTGGAACAACTGGCGTAGCCTGTAAAGAGCTAAAAAGAGATTTCATCGGCATAGAAAAAGATGCTGACTATTTTGACATTGCCTGCAAAAGGATAAACGCTGAAAGTTGAGCGCGAAAAGGATTATAACCATATAATATGTAGACCGCTTGCGGAAGGAGGTATTATGTTAACTCATAAAATAACACCAAAACATGCAGACAACATGACCAGGGCGAGGCTTCGGGTCATTGAACTAAGAGCAGAAGAGAGGCCCCCGGATATTAACACTAGAGATTTCTACAAAGAGATCAACATAAAACAACATAGTCCTTCCGGTGTAAGGGAAGACACTATCTTCATGTTTATGGCCCATGACCGTAGAGACTCATGGAATGTTTGCGACAATGGTTTGATATTACTGAAGGATGATGGCCTAGTTAAGATGGGCACGCATAGATTTTCTTCATGGTTGGCAAAAGAAAAGCTGGATAATTACGGGAGGTTTGATGGGTAAGCGGCTAACAGGAACACCAAGGAGTAAAGTGAGGGCGGCAATACGAAGCCTATACCTAAGGAGCAGAGAGCGTGCGGCAGCTTTAAAGAATGCTGGATATTGTTGTGAAAATTGCGGGGTAAAGCAGAGTAAAGCCAAGGGAAGGGAGCAGAAGGTTGAGGTTCATCACCGTTCTGGTGGAATAGAGGTGTGGAATGAAGTAATCGACTTGATATGCAAGGAAATACTTTGTGACCCTTCTATGCTTGAAGTCCTTTGTCCCGATTGCCATGATGAGGAACATATTAAAAGGAAGATACTGGATGGATAAAGACACAGAGCATATCTACAACAAACTATTTGCACCTGAAACCCTGCCTCACGCTTACGAGGATGGGCATATACGCCATTTAGCGGCAACATTGATAGTTGGCCTCATGTATATATGGGTAGTGTCTATAATGGCTTCATATTGGATTGATTGCGGTTAACTTTTTTCTTGTATAATGCATGTTTATTTACTATTATACAATAATTCAAATTGGCTTATGAGGGTTCGGTGGGCCGCCGGTAATAGATAGCGCCTGTTACGTTATCTCCCCTCTTAGCTTCTTCACATAACCTTAACAGGAGGTGTCCAATGTCAAAGCAAGTCCAAATCATAATATTTGCAGACGGCAAAAGAATGGGGTCGTTCCCTCTTAGCCAAAAAGAATCACATCGGCATTTATTTAATCTGCCTGGTATCGAGCTATACAATGCTGATACTGGAGAGAGAATAGATAAGGGTAGACTATACCAACAATCCATTAAGGAGGATGAGTAGCCCTTGAAAAACGGTAACTGGATAGCCCTACATAAGGAATAAAACAACTAAACAAGGAGGAAAGAATGAACGACATTAATACGCTAGCAACGATGTTACTACCACTAATGGGAAAGGAGGACAAGGAGAAGATAAAAGATGCTTTGGTTGCTCACTTGATAGCCAATATAGGTGATATCAAGGTCAGGGAGCTTCTTTCTGGTTTATCTCTAACCAAGATAGTACAGAAAGAAGTAAATGAGCACCTTACGGCCAAAATAGTAGAAGCAATAAAAAATAAAAAAGACTTCGGTAAGCAATTTGAGAAAAATATTGATGGAGTAATTGAAAGAGAATTAGATTACTTCTTTAATGATAACCGTGATTTTATCCTCGACCATACTGTCTTGGGAGAGGCGATAACAGAAGTAATTGTTAAAAAGCTGAAATAACTTTTTAACCTGCTCATCTTTACAGGTGGGCAGTATTAAGAAGTTATTAAGGAGGCAAGATGACATATTCTGAAAAACTGAAAGACCCACGATGGCAAAAGAAGCGTCTACAGATATTGGAACGTGATGCGTGGGTATGCTCAGAATGCTATTCAGGCGTCAAGACTCTTCACGTACACCATAAGTATTACACTCCAAATACGGAACCTTGGGACTACGATGAATCTGCGCTTACAACTTTATGTGAAGATTGCCATTGCGGAGCTAGCCCTGATGAAAAAATAGTTGATGCCTATATGCGCATAATTAAAGCGTTATCTGAAGCCGCTGTAACAGGATGTAACAACAAGTAACGCGATGTAACAAATTGAGTATCCATGTAACATATTGTAACTTTCATGTTACTATCTTGTAACAACTATAGTTATCCACATATTGTCCATAAAGTTATCCACAGGGCAAGTAATTGAAAATAATAGATATTAATTTTTTTATTTACAGGGGGCAAGAAGTATGCTAGAATTGGTGTCAGGCAAGGCGGCGGTCTTTTTATGTTAAAAGAAAAAGACAAAACAGAGTTAGTATTTCTGGCCTATTGCCTTATTAAGGGTGGTTATCCTAAAGAAAACCTATTCAAGCGAATTTGTAAGTCTATCAAATTTGCCTCTCCTGATTCAAAACCAAAAGAAGTAGAGTCTCTTGCTAACGATATTTGTGAATTGGCAATAGATGGTAATACCAGTATAAGCTGGAGCCATGAGGTAGAGGAATGGATTGGCGGTACTTCTGGTTATTTCTCTCTACAACAATGTTATCACGAACTCCATGCTATCGATGCTAAAGACAAGACGGCCATTAGGGTTGCCATACTACGGTTTTGTGATAAGGGTGTACTTGAGAAGGATGAGAAGGTAAACGGTAGATACAGGAAGGTTAATAAAGAGCTTAATGTTATTAACTGGTGGGAGGCAGATGATGATGTATTGCCTATACAACTTCCCTTTGATCTACATGACAAGGTTAATATACCCCGTAAATCAATCATAATGGTAGCCGGTGTATCTAATCAAGGCAAGAGCGGATTCACCTTAGAGGTGGCCGAGAAGAACTGTGAGGCGTTCAAGATAAGATATTGTGCCTCAGAGTGGTCGCCTTCTAATCTTAGGCGTAGGCTAAAGAATTTTAAATTCAGGGAAGATAAGGCCAGGCAGGTAGAGTTTATAAGCAGGTCAAGAAACTTCGGTGATGTGATAGAACCTGACGGACTTAATATTATAGACTTCCTTGAGATACACGACGAAGCTTGGAAGGTAAGTGGACAGATCGAGGCTATATTTGATAAGCTGAACGAAGGCATAGCCATTATCTTACTACAGAAAAGCCCAGGTAGTACGTTTGGTAAAGGTGGGCACGGCACTATAGAAAAAGCTGCACTGGCCGTTACCCTTGATAACAAGATACTTCAAATCAATAAACTTAAAGACCCTGTAGAGGAGGAATGCAATATAGACGGTTTGGCTTGTAATTATGAATTTGGCAACGGTGGTAGATTGATTAAGGCTAGTGGATGGGGTAAGGTAGTTAAGGAGAAGAGAGCCGGTCAAGAGATAGTAACCATAGAGCAGCAAATTTGGGCAAATTCAAGAAAAAAGGAGGATAGGTTTGCATGGGACAAATAGACGAGTATAGCCATAAGGTGATATGTGAGATAAATGAAGGATACATTAAGGGTGGAATAACTAAGCTAAAAACTGAATACCCCGAAGCGTACGAATCACTTGAAAAAGAACTCACCGACAACTTTACTATTAAAGGTTTGGATAGATACAAAGAGCGATTAACTAAGGGGTTGAAGCAAGTAGGACATTGGAAGAATTAATATAATCAAGCACTTATCCTATGTTACCGAAACAATGTTCGGGAACAATAAAAAACAAGGGGCTTTTTAAGCCCCTTTATAACTTACGGGTATTTCTTCTGTCGTCTCCTCTCCATTATAGAAGTTAATAGAATCAACTTCCTTGCAGTTAATCTTTATGGTGCAGCCTTGCATGTAAAACATCAATACGATTACCAGTATAGAGCCGATCAATTTGAGTAGGTTAATCATTTTTGTCCTCCCTCTCTATCCTTATTTTACCGCATATCACATCTTCTATAATACGCAAAATGAATTGTTGTGTACTTGTATATCCTGCACGCCTAGCCCTCATGATTAAGGCTGTATTCCATCGCTCCCAAATATACCAACCTGGGATGATCTTTTTACGCTCCATTAGTTCCTCCTATTGCCTATATGCCAATAATCACAGAATCGGCATTTATAGGCGGTTAAAGTTTCATACGGTCTACCAGCCTTCTTCATTCGAGAAATGGCCTTGAGCGCAATCCTCGACGTTCTGAACCGCATTTTAGGCTTCTCGCCTCTACTACATTCCTTATACTCAGCCAAAGAGGATTTCATAAGCAACCCATATGACTACTGTTACGATTAAAAGACTCATACGGTTTCCCTCCCTTCGTCTTGTATTTCCTTGAGTTCATCTCTGTCGATATCCGCCATAGATATTTTGAAGCAATCCTTGCATATGCCGTGAGATATAAACGGCTTATCTAATGGCTCTTTTTCTGCAAAAACTATATCGCCAATTTTATAATGTGGACTTCTTTCTTTAAGTAGCCGTTGAAAATTACAGATCATATACATATTTCCCTCTCTTCCTTATCTCTCCTGTAATATTCATCAGACATTTAATAGGCACTATCACCTAAAGATTCCAGCAGATCATCAGCATATCTTATAGCCCGGCATTCCTTGCAGTATAATTGCCTTCCGTTAGTTGGGCGATAAGTACGCTTGCAATTAAGACATATTTTCTCCCTAAATGTCCTTGTATCGCCCTTTGGACTTTTAGGAAACTTATTTACCCTGTTGTTCCTCCAGGGATGATTTCCTCTTGACATAAATACCCCCTTTATTCTTTTATTTTGATACAATCCCCCCGCCTGAAAGCAAGATTGCCGTCAGGCAGGTTTAATTTCTCTTGCATGATCTTACAGGCTACAAAGAGCTGAACAGGTGTTACGAAGTCCGGCATACAGAATAAAATCTTTCCCTTGTAGTATATTTTAATCATTTAAACCTCCCTCTTGATATATTCCGTTTTCTTAACTTCTTTGCCACACCTTTGACAAATCGAGGTATTCCATGCGAGATGATAAACAGTAGACCCTTGCCCACATTTAGGGCACATTATATCCAACCCCTTCCTTGATACTGACGAATGATACTTACTTATGGTTTTCATTTTACCCTCCTCTTTGCTCATATTTGCTCGAAAGTAATGTTAGCTTCGATATTGATCCTGGCAGCTCTCCTGCCGTTCCATGTCGGGTTGCAATATTTTTTCTCCCATGCCTCAAAATCAGGCTTATCGCTTTCCCACCTTTTCGCCTCTCTATTCCAAACGAATCCTATCTTATTCAGAGCGTCCTTTGCTTGATAAGTATTACCTTTTGCTATATACATTTTCTTACCCTCCTTTATTAGTTTTAAAACCTTTTAATTGCCTTGACTACCCATTATTCAACCAAATAAGAGAGGCTTTCGCCCCTTCCTTTCATGGTTTGGGAGGTATCAATTTATTTTCATTGAGGCATTTAATGGTAGCACCATATAAACTGTGCCCCCTAGTGTCTTTATGATGTACAAGATCATACAACATATTTCGCAATGCCTCTGCCCTAGCTAGTTCCCGATTATACAAAACCGTCATATCTATTTGAGCCGGATCAACGCAGGCACAATTTCCAGGTAACGGGCATCCCCTTGGCTCTATCCCATTAATTTTATCACCTGTTATCACCTGATTCGTATACCAAGCATCAAAGCCAAATTCAGTCCCATATTTAGCCATCCATTTAATTTTAGCCTCGTTGTACTTGTTCATCATTTCCCTTATTATATTTGCGTTCATTTTTTTACCCTCCTTTATTAGTTTTGAAGCCTTTAATTGCCTTGACTGCCTACTCTCCGGTTGAAAATGCTATACGGTTTTAGTTACCCTCTGCCTTGTTTATGGCATTCAAAGCTTTCTTTACTGCTTCGGTTTGATTAAGCTCGCCGCCAGTGATAGCGCGAAAGTCTGCCCGATAAGATTGAAGGAGGTATTTTAATCCCTCCAGTAATTCGGGTGCCGCCGCCATTAGTTGGGCATTGGATAAGGTTTCCATCCACCTGGACGCCTCTTTGTTTTCCCAGACAGTGGCAATACAATCTTTTTCTGATTCAATCGTAACCCTTGGCCCCTCTGAATAGCCCTTAACTCTCCACGGTCCCTTGGTATACATTTTAGCACCTCCTTTCTATATGCTGTTTTTACGTTTCAGGCTTTCGAGAATGCCCTACAGGGCGTTTTCTCAATACACCCCCTAGTCACCCCTTGCCTTCTGCTTTGTTGATAACCTCTTGCAGGCTATCGGCTTGGCTTTGGTAAAACCTTTCCATTGGGGTCTCGCTTGCTACACCCTCGATCAATGACACGGCCTTTTTAAGCGCTTCCAATAGTTCCGGTGCAGCTGCTATAAGGTGGGCATTGGCTCTTGTTTCGTCTATCCTCTCTTCATAGCTGCCCCGCCCGTAAACAATTGCTATCGTTTGCCCGGTCTCTTCGTCTGCAACTATGCGTTGCTCGTGAATATTGAAGCTCTCGCTTGCGTACCACGGTCCTTTAGTGTGCATTCTAATCACCTCCTTTTGTGACATAAATATATGTGATTTGATTTAGTGTAATTTCGTTTGGTCTAGCTTGGAAATACTCTATAATACGGCAACCCTTAAATCTCTTGTCGAGTCTCCTAATATCAATTAAAAATTGTTTGCCTTTCTCGTTTCTTTCTACTTCAACAAGTACGTTGTTCTTTTCGCTTCGCATTCCGTATCTCATAATCATTTTTCATTCCCTCCTTTCGTTTTTAATCCTTTGGTTTTGGTGGTAAATATCTCCAGTGTGTCACATAGCCCTCTGTCATCTGGTAAGAATCGGGGCCATATTGATATATCTCTATCGGGTAGTCATCATCGGGATCGAAATCGTCATATTTTTTCGTAAAAATACCCGTAAACATTGCGCCACAAGACGAATACATTAGAACAATGTCTGATTCTTTTCGCCATCCCTCATCATTGCATAGCCTTGGCGTGCTGTCCTCTACTTTGTGCCAGATTTTCCTTTTTGATTTCTTCCACAGTCCAGGTTTTTCTGTAAAAGCTCTTTGAGGTGTCCATCCTTTTCCAAGTCGATTATAAACTGTTTTCCTTCGTATCTTGTAAATGGAGCATAGTTCTTGCATTGTCTTTGTCTCTCCATTAATCGTAAATAAACGGCTGGTCCTTTTGTTGAGAGCTTGTTCCGAAGTTGTGGCCCACCGGCAATTTTCGGGAGTGTAATTGCCGTCATTATCTATTCTATCCAAGGAGCGGTTTTCTGGTCTCTCTCCCATATCTTCTAGGAAATTCTCAAAACTATTGATCCACCTGTTAGAAATCAAAATACCCCTTCCACCATAATGCTTATAGGATGGATGGTTTTTGTTCAAGCACCTTTGCTTCATTGCCTCCCATGATTTATAGGCTGGCGTGTTTATCAATCCATGCGTAGTTGGTCGTCCCATTGTAAAACCTCCAAGTTTTTAGAGGATTATATATTAACCGTTGAAGTTTGTCAAATTCCCTGGGCACCTCCTAAGAGATGCGCAGGGAAAGGGATTAAGCCCTTATATAGTACGTTGATCCGTCGAAGTTTACTTCCATGTAGTCTTGCATGGCATCGTCTGCCGCAGCGTCATAATTGATGTGCATATGTCTATAAGGCCATTGCCCGGAATTAATCTCTTTTGGCATCTCGTAGCAATCATCTATAAGTTCCTCTATGTACTCCGTGAAGTAAGTATCAAGAATTAAGGTTTCTCCATAATTCCAGTCAGGAGAGCATTCTGCTTCAGCTTCAAGGCTTTTTAGCGCCTCAAGTTCTTCTTGAATAGCTGATAGCTCCTCCATATCTCCCGGCAATACTTCATGTACGTTTTCGGGGAGCATTCCTTCAAGCTCCTCAATCCTTTCTATTACGTCCCTGCTGTCAATCACGTCTTGCCCTCTTAAATCATCCATTGTCTTTCCCTCCATTAGTTTAAGTTTTAAAGAACCGCTACAACATACCCAGCTGCAATAAAATACTTCAGCAGTTCCATTTTTACATAATCAACCTTATTGTACTTGTTTAATACTTTAACCATGACAATTCACCTCCTTCCTGGTTCACCTGCTTATTGTCCTTTAAGTGTTATTTCTTTTTTTGTGTGAATATCCCCTAGTAAACGATTCCCCTTAGACGTTGGGTTGTACATTCTATTTTCGTCATCTATTGCAATTATAAAACACTTACCAGACTTAAAAGCAGAATACAAATAAACATGGTTTTCTTTTACATACCCCTCCCCTTCGTACTTGAAAGACATATTAAACTTTTTATCTAGGGTTTCGATTTTCCATTTCGGATCATACCTCCCTACTGTTAAAACATTATTAAACATTTTGTTTCCCTCCTCTTTCGTTTTACTTAATATAAATGCAATGCCGGTGCCAAGTTCTAAGACATCATAGAATTAACTTGTAAGCTATTGAATATAAAGGAATAATAAATTAATAGATTGAGTTATTCGATAAATTGGAATAACTGAAAAGTGACAATAATTGTCATAAGAAATAGTGGAAAACTAGGATAAACTCATATGAATAAAGAAGAAGATAGTAATTGACAATTTTGGGCACTGGTGTCATAATTCGTCACATGATTAATCCTGAACATTTAGCGCAGCTTACCTGCCAGGAATGCAGCAAGAGGGATCACTGCAAAGCGCCCTGTATATTTGTTGATAAGATAGCAGGCGGAAAGAAATCATGCAGAGAGTTAATTCCCCCACCTGAACCCCCCGAAACTGGCAGAGATTACAAAGAGGTACTAATCGAACTACAACTCTCAAGAGTTAAGCAATACACCATTGCAGATATAAGGGATATAAACGATATAAGAGTCAGGGCCATTGCAGCTATGACATATGCAAACATTAGCAAGGCAGATCAGGCAAGGATGATGAATATATCAGTTAGAACTATTGAGAGGCAGGCAGGATTGAAATAGTTTGTCGCAGGGTTTCCCAATGATACTATATACTTACATGAAATTATGTCGAGAATTGACATATATAAAAGGGGAAAGCAAGGCAGTTGCACTGCCGCAGCATAAGGGGTATACAAATCAATTGTTTTTAACACTGAATAAACCAGAATAATAATAATGATTGATCAATCAACTCAAATAGCAGTGGCAAACGAGATAGCACAAGGAACGCCTCAAAATGCTATAGCCGCACAACTAGGTATCAGTCAACCGTCAGTCTCACGAATCAATAACAAGCACAAAGACCTCATACTAACATTGCAAGCTAGATATATCGACGAAGGTCTCCCCCTCATAGTAGCTCGTAGTCTAAAGGAAATAACAAAAGCTCATACTCTTACAGAAGACCAACTATTCGATAAAGACAATCAGCAAGCACTGGCCAGGATAGATAAGAAAGAGGAGGCGCTACTTAAGGCAACCGGCATAGTCCCAAGTAATGCACCATCTATTCACGTACAACAAATATTCAATGATAATAGAAAAACTATACTCAATCCAAATGTGGCTAACCTACTGCATGGCCAGTTAAACGACATTATCGACGGAGAGATAATAGAGGATGAAGACAATGAATGAGGATAACCTTAGTAGGGAAATGAAAGGATATGCTAGTAAGGAAATGAAAGGATATCTCCCTGCGGGCTTCGCACACACTACGAAACAGTATCCTGGTAGCATGTTGATAACTTTCATTATACCCTGTGGATAACTCGATCATTACAATATATGGTATGGTCCAGATAGAGTACACAACATATAGTGGTTAAGAGTTAACATAATTAGTTTTTATCAGACATTGATACAAGGGGGAGGGGGAGCGGGACGAGGGATGGTAGTAGGTTGTTGGTATCTTAATAACATATACACACAGACACACATTTATTATGAGTATTAAGCAAGCATATATACAGGGTTACTCAGCATATAAGGAAGGTAAGCGCATTGAGGATAACCCGCATGTAGAGAGAAGGTATATGGATGCTTGGAAGCTAGGATATATGGAGGCGAGGAATGTTTGATTATCATCAGAGGCCGTTGGATAAGAATGGATGGGATAGGTGGGACAATATCAAATGGGAAAAGGAGAGTGGCGATGAGGAAAAATACAGTAGTGAGGAAGAAAAGGACAGTAGCAGCAAAAAAGAAACTAGAAAAGAGTAATTTGGCTAAAAGGATTAAAGCTGTAGGCGCTGGTGTCGGCATGAGTGACCGTCAGAGGCGAAAGGTGATGGGCAAGTAATTTGATTAGCGGGGGACGATAAAGAAACCTAAGGGGAGGAAGAGATAATGCCATACAATGTATTTGGCGACATTGAAAAGAAGCCAAGGAAGGGTAACGGGAAGAAGAAAGAGAAGAAGAAACCTAGTATGCAACTTCCTATTTACAAGGGTCAGCCTACTAAGCCCAGAAAGAAGCTCACTAAGTCTAAGGGGAGGAAGAAGTAATGCCGTTCAACATATTTAACAAAGGTCCGAAGAGTAAACTTGTTACCAAGAAGAAAAAGACTAATGGTAAGAAGAAGAAGAATGGTAAGAAAGAAAACGTTACCTTTGGTGTTAAGATAGGGAAGGGTGCCTCAGATGCCATCAAGGAACGTAAGCGCAAGGAGCGCGAATACCTTAAAGAGTTAATGGAGGACTAGATGCAAGTATTTGACGTACAGGGTGATGCCGGAACCCCTGAAAATATAACACCAACAAGCTCTACTGGAATTACCGCCGCTATTAGACATCCTACGTCTGGTAAGTATAAAGGCATGACGGCAAAGTCTGCGCTGATTACCTGTGAGGCCGGTGATGTTCATATGACACTAGATGGTACCGCGCCAACTGCCTTGGCTGGAACAAACGTAGGGCATGTACTGTATGTGGGCGATAGCTACGTTATAAGAGGGCAAGAGAATGTGAAGAACGCCTTGTTTATAGACCGCGTTGCTGCTACGCCTGGAATCATTAAGGTAACTCCCTTCTTCTGATGGCAAGGTATATCTACCAGGGAACGTGGAAGGATGGGAATGGGCGGGTAGTCACTTCCGGCACTGTTAGTGTGTACCTTGCAGGGACCGCTACTGCTGCTAGCGTGTATGTGGCTGAGGTTGGAGGTAGTCCTGTTAATTCCGTAACGTCTGATTCTACTGACGGGAGCTTTTCCTTTTGGGTGGATGATAGTGATTATGCTCAGACACAGAGATTTAAGATTACTCTATCAAAGACAAATTTCAGGAGCAAGAGTTATGATGATCTTGTTATATACCCTGTTTCAGATGTAGCTTCAAATATTCAGTTTACTACCGCAGGGTATACCGACAAGACTGTAGAAGATTTAGTTGATGCTGGATATGATCTAAATATTAAGCCTGGGACTATCTTTGGTGGCGCAAGTAATACGGTAGGGCATACTGTCCCTAATGTGGCCGATGATACGTTTACACTAAATGCGGCAGCACAGACATTAAGCAACAAAACACTTACCCTCCCTCAGATTAATGACACAAGCGCAGACCATCAGTATATTTTTACTGTAAGCGAGTTAGTTGCCGATAGAAATGTAAATCTTCCATTATTGACTACTAACGATGAGTTTGTGTTTAAGGACTTCGCTCAGACCTTAACAAATAAGACTCTTAGTACTGGAACAGTTATTTCTTCCGGTCCTACCATGTCTTTGGGGTCGGATGCAGATGGTGATATTTATTATAGGGGTAGTGGGGTTTTAACAAGACTTGCTAAGGCATCTAACGGAGATGTCCTTACTTTGGCGGCAGGCATACCCTCGTGGACCACTCCGGCAGGGCTTACAACTTCCTTTACTTCTACCGAACAAGCAATAACGACCGCAGGTACCCTTACCTTGGCTCATAGCCTTTCTACCGCTCCAAACTTAATTCAAGCAAAGATTGTCTGCAAGACCGCTGAACTTAATTATAGTATAGGGGATGAGGTTATAGTCAATAATCACGAAGGAGGGAACAGTGAGGGTAATGCTATAACATTTGATGCTACAAACGTATATGTTAGATATGGTTCAGCCGGGGGCGGTGTTTACTCCCTACTGAATAAAACGACGGGGACGAGCGCATCCATAACAAATGCAAACTGGAAACTGGTAATCAAGGCTTGGGCTTAATTAATTGGAGTTAACCGACGATGCCGTAAAGCAAATGAACGACATGGAGAACCTTCTGTCTTTCCAGAGGTCTTCGTGGATATTTAAGAAATTTGTTAATTGTCATCATAGAATTATAGCTCTTTTTACAGGTAATCAGTACGGTAAGACAGGTGGTGTTGCTTATCAGTATGTTTTAAGGATAATGGGTCTTCACCCTGTACCTAAGAAAAACGTCCTGTTCTTTGAATGTGCCAGTAGATACTGTCCGAATGGACACCGGCATACGGTTATGCCAAAAGATAAGCTCTGTGGCGATTGTGGAGAGGAAATAAACGAATTTAGCGGACATAACTACTCCATAAAAACCAGACCTGAAGATAATGTATGTACGGAGTGTGGAGAAAGAATAACTATCCATAAACGTAAGACAAGAACCTTCAGGTTTTGCGCCGAGAATCTTCCGAGCGATAAAGGCGACACAGGTAGTGCTAGTGATTCTTCGGAAACGAGAAACACTACCTACCCTGAGTTTAAGAAGTGGTTGCCTTCGTTTTTGCTTAAAAAAGGGGGGGACATAACGGCAAGAAATCCGTCAATGAAGATCCTGGACCCTAACGATGGTATGGTTTTTGGGTTGAATGCAGACGGAACGCCGATGGAGTATGTAGGCGGGGATATTGTGATAGATTTCGTTTCATACAATCAATCTACACTGTCAACAGCCGGTGTTCAAAGGCTTAGCATATGGGAGGATGAGGAAGCTCCCCTAGAGTTCCACAATGAGCAGCTACCAAGACTTGTGGCAGAAGATGGAGATTTGATTATATCTCTCACGCCTGCTAACTACATAACTTGGACATATGACGAGATATTCGAGAAAGCAAAGGTGTATTTCAGGTCTAAAGCTATATGCGATTTTCTTAGCAAAGAAGATGACAGGGTTAAACAGATAGAGCATACCGACAGCACTAAGAATATAGCGGTTATACAGGCGGCTACAGACGACAACCCCACTCTAAGTAAAAGCGTTATCGAAGAACTACTTGGAGACATGGATGATCCAGACGTTAAGGCAATAAGGCGGTATGGAATATTCAGGCAGGTATCAGGAAGAATATTTAAGGACTTTGATTATCAGACTCATGTAATAGAAAGCGAGAGGCACTTCCCTGATGGGATACCGCATGATTGGGTTCATGCAAGAGGGATAGACTTTCACCCTCAAACGCCTTGGGCGAATGGGTTTATGAGCCTTTCACCGGAAAACGAAGCGTTCATATGGGCAGACATGAACATATCTCCAGAGAAGTTCACAACAAGAGAGATAGCAAGAGAGAATGCAATAATGGGTAAGGACTACAAATTTACCCTTAACTTGATCGACCCATTATCCGAAGCTACGCAGAAAGATACTGTAACGGTTTTGGATGATTTGAATAGAGTGTTTCACGAACTTAAAAGAGAAGGCATAGGGTGCGGTGGATTCTGGCAGACATGGGACACTAAGGGCGAAAAAGGCCGCGATGAGATAAGAATGCGCCTTAAGAACGCTAAAAGGGTTGGTGTTCCATTTAACAACAAGGTAGTGGAGGATGGAAGAGAAAAGAGACTCCCTACTATATGGGTTTTAGATACAGCCAGAACTTCAGCACAATGGATGAAACAATGGAGATGGGAAGAGTGGGCAAATGCGAGGGATAGAAGCATTAAGGACCAGAAGAACGTCCCTCAGCAGAAATATTCGCACCTTAATATGGTATACGAAGCTATTTTTAAGCATCCCGCTTTTCGGCCTCGTATTAGTTCTTATTATAACGAAAGACAGGCTCCACGATACTTTCAGGGAAGGGCTTAAATGGCGAAAAAAGACGTAGAAGACCAGATCACATCTATCGTTATAGACAACGAGTACTTTACTGCCAAAACAAACAGGCAGTATGATAACGAAGAGTACGAATCGTTTATAGACCTGTTCGACGCTGAAAGGTCAGAGAAAGATTACGACTGGATGAGCGATATTAGCCTTCCTGAGTTTACTTCTCATATGCTGACCCAGAGTTCCATAGATGTTGCTCAATACTTTAAAACCAGAGATTTCATAGAGGTTTATGTAGAGGATGAAGGAGATGAAGCCAAGGGTAGTGCTGATGCGGCAAAAGAACTTATCAACAGGACGCTTAATCAGAAGCATCTTCACCATTACCCGAAATATGTTAGGGCTAAAACAATCAATCATCTCGTCGGAAGCGTATACCTCGAATGCTGGTGGGAGCAAGAGCTTAACCCTATGGTGGTGGGGCAGGAAGAAAGGATAGTAGACCTTGATGTAGACGAATTAGGCAATCAAATCACGGACTTAACTACTCAAATACCTGCAAGGGGCATAGAGGTTGTTGACATAGAAGAAGAGGTTCCGGTTATAGACAGGTTTAATTATGATGTTATAGACCCAAGGAACGTATTTACTGATAATTCTTACGTTTATACGCTCCAGGATAAGCCGTTTATCATCATTAGAAGTGAGAAAACACTTAACGAATTGTATGTAGACGCTGACAGGCATGGCTATTTTAACCTTGACAAATTGGTAGACAAGGATACCAAGGAAGATATAGCAACCGACGAGACTGAAACATCTAGCGAAACGTACAATAAGGAAGATGAACATATAAAGATCAACCTCAAGGGCAATAAACCCTTCGATATACTCAGAAGGTATGGCTTGTTTTGGGTAAAGGTAACGGAAAGAGACGGAAAAGGCGTCCCTGTTAAGGCAGAGCCTGGGATTGATGCTGATGGAAACATCTTGAAGAGTGCCGAGCTTCAGGAAACCATCATTACCCACGCTGTTTCCGGCAGTACTAAGGTTCTGATAGGATTTAACCTTACTCCTTACCTTGATGCAGACGGCGTACCTTATAAGCCGATCATAAGAGGTCTTTGTTACGTTCATCCCTCAAGGGATAACGGCGCTGGAGACGGTAAGTATAGCCGTGAACTACAGATTGCCATAGACGATACGTTCAACATGAGCAATGACAGGGTTAGATTGGCGACCATCCCGACATTTAAGGGCAAGAAGTATGAGCTTGATGATAATGATTCAGTCTATATGGAGCCGGGACACACTATTCCTCTAAATCACCCTGACGATTTGCAGGAAATAGTTATCTCTGACAATATTAACGGGTCTTTACAGCAGCTATCAATGCTTACGGGTGGTATGGACAAGGTTATGTCTATTTATCCTACCACAATGGGTTCTACGCCCGTTGCAGCCAGTACTACGGCTACGGCGGTGGCCGGTGCAGAGTCAAGAACGGATATGAGGTCTAATTATAAGGCCATGACGTTTGAAAATACGGCTGCATTTGAGCTTTATTGGATGATCCAACAGATGACGTACGCTTTTGCCAAAGAGCCTACAGCAAGGAAGCTGATGGGCAACAAGCTGAAAGACTTTGACCCAAGAAAAGATTACTACTATAGGCCCGTAAGTGCCTCTATAGAAACAGATCAGTCTAAAGACATTAAGATTCAGAGGGCAATTCAGCTTTACGGGTATACGACTAATGTTCAACATCCTGACGCTGTAAAAGTAATAAACAGCCTACTTAAGAAGGTTTACGAGCTGTGGGGTGATGAATTTGTAAATATTGCAGGCAATTTGTTTGACGAAGCAGTGCCTATGGAGCAGGGAGCGCCTGTTCAGACAGAAGGTATGGCTTTACCGACAAGTAATCAGTCTGGTTTACCTCAATCAATGGCAGAACAATCAGTTAGAGGAGCGATGTAATGGAAAAGCTAAGCACAGAATCAATCAATAGGTTCCTGCAAACGTCTGGGAAGAAAGCCGCAAGGGTTCTCAATACTTTGGGGAAAAATCAAGCGTTCATGTCTGCAATAGAGAGTCCGGTAGGGCAGGAGCTTATGTCGGATGCACTAATCAGGATGGAGGGTTTGCTTGATAAGGTAATAGATGAAACAGCCACACCACAAGAGAAAGCAGAGTTTAGAGCCTTGAAAGGAATCCTCTTGGGATGGGGAACAAAGATAAATAGCTACCTTATTAACATACAAGAGATAAATAAATGACTCAAGAACAACAGGATAAACTAGAGGATTTATTGGAAGAAATGGGATTGACCCATGAGAGATACAATGGTAAGATAGTTCTTAATTATCAGCATGGTAGAATAATTTATTACGGAAGAGAAGAAACCCTAAAGCTAACCGAAAAACGGAGGTAATAATGGACGATATTTATAATTCAACACTTGGGTCGCCACCAAAAACTTATTTAAAGTTGCCCGAATTAAATACTGATAGTATAAGAAAATCAAGGCAAGTGATAAAGCAATTCAGGTCTTCATGTTCAGGGATCAATACAAGTATGCCAATTTGTTGTGGTGAGCAAATGCATTATGAGGGTGATAAAGTAAAGTGCAAAAAATGTGGATTTGTAGGCGAGATAGAGGGGGTAGAATTTATTGATGGCTAACCGAAAAACGGAGGTGATATGGATGAAAAAGATAAGGTTATTGGCAAGATATTAACAAGTGATTTAACATTCGATAACCCTGATGACGCATGGGAACACTATATAAAATTATATACTGATTTTTGCACATGGACCAGAGGATATAAGTATTGGAGGAAAGAGCCAGAATTACATGATAGGATGGACCTTGAGACAAAGAAGGTAGAATACATGGTAGGCTCAAGAATGACACTATCAATGGAAGAGATACCAGAAGATACCTTGAGGGAGCATAACGTGAAGCCTGCTAATTTTACTTATAACGGGATAGGATACAACTGGCAAGATTATAGCAAGTAAATAAACTAAATATTTAACGACTAACTGAAACCCAGAGGTCGTATTAATGCTAGCGCATTGGTACGGCCTTTTTTATTAAATTTAAACAGGAGGTAGTAAATGTCAGAAGCTGAAGAAGCCAGCCAGCCAGTTAGTGATGAAGAACTGGATAGGGCCGCAGATGAAGCCGTAGGGGTCGCTGAAGAAGCCACCGAAGAGGAAGTAATTGAAGAAGAGTCAAGTGAAGAAGAAGAGGCTGAGGAAGAACAGGAAGAAGAGATACCTGCGGAACCTGATGCTGAAAAGGAAAACGCTGAGAGATCAAAACTTGGTAGAAAGGTAAAGGAACTAGAGGCGCAACTAGAAAGGCAGTCTATCGAAAATAACGAAAGACTAGCCAAGGCTCTTGAGGCCATCAATAATTTGACGGCCAAGGAAGAGCCGGAAGAAGATGATTTTATTATGCCTGAAACCAAGTCTGAGCTTCAAAAGCTTATAGACGAGGCTCTTGAAAAAAAGGAGCAGGCGAGTAAGACGGTAGCGGTACAGAAAGCAGAGCAATATACGAAGGATTATGTAGATACAATGAAAGACCTTGTGGCCGATGAGGAAGATGATGTTAGGGAGGAGATTATTGCCCGTCTTAAAACGGAGGAATTCAATGTACGTCATTCTGATAACGGTTCAAGGGATGCAGCTAAAAACATTAAGAATGTAATTAAAAGCCTTGCTGTGAAGAAAAACGTTATCCCACTGAAAGGCGAGAAGCCTAGAGCGCCCCTTGGTGGGGGTGGTAAAGACAAGGTTCCTGGGAGAGAGCTTAAGTTGCCTAAGTTGAGCCAGGAAGCAAGAGATTTCATTAAGGCTACAGGCATGAGCGACGAGGAAGCAGCAGAAGCTTTAAGCGGAGAAGCCCCCGCATATATAAGGGCTTAATTTGGCTAGAGCAAGAGACAGGGGCCGTAGACTACCACGGCAATCTAAAACCATCCCTCGAAAAGGAAATCCTGACAGAGGCAATGGTTTAGACGATGGTAGGTATTACCGCTGCTGGCATTGCGGATTCCTGGCGTGTAACGAAGATAGGGATGCGTTGGGAGATGGTCAAAGTGGAAATGGTGTATCGCACGAAGATTACTATAACCCTGCTGTAGGAGGTTCCTACGACGGAGACCCTTTAAATAGCGTTACTGTTTTGGGCGGGAGTATAGAACATTTTCACGTTACACTAGAATTAGGTTCGGACGGGGAACCTAAAGGAATAAGGCACGATTTAAGACCCGTAGTAAACAGTGGTTGTCCTTTCTGTGGCTCTTTGAACTGGAGAGGCGACTACTAAACCATTAAACATTTGGAGGTACAAAATGGGCTTTAGAGTAGTTCACAACGGTTGCCAGCCTATTTGGGCACCACTAATTAATACCGATACTCTCTATAATGAGCAATTGGTAGTAGTTGGCAACGAAGGTGTAGCGCCTTTGGCTGCTGCAACTGGTGCTGGCGATACAACTGGAAAGCAAGTTCCCTACGGCGTTGTAATTGGGAACAATCTTAAAACGCCGACATTTGATTCAACGTACAATACGGACAAGATTCTCTACAAAGACCCGTCTTCTGCTGGTTCGGAAGATTATGTAAGCGTAGAAGGTCCGTGGGCAAAAGGTGACAAACAGGCTATGGTAAAGATTGACCTCATTACGGCTCAGACCGTTCTTAGGGCACCTCTTTATACCGATACGCTTGGGACCGCACCTACCGTAGGTACTCTTAGTGGTACGCCTACTACTGTTACCGCAACTAGTTCCGCTGTAGAAGAAGCTGGTGTAGCAAGTCTTTCTACCCTTTTTGTACGGTCTGGCGATCAGGCTGGGGCATATCGGGTAACGGACGATACTTCTACCACGGCTCTTACCTGGGACTTGCCGCTTAATGCGGCTCCTGTTGCCGGAGACACTGTAGTAAGGATTAATCTTAGGCCGCAAGGTCTTTCTCGTATGCAGATTGGGACAGAAGCCCTTTTCGTTGATACGGGAGCTACGGTAACTACTAACTATTTCCTGATTGATGTAATCAGGCTGGATCTGAGAGAAGCAGGGCGCGAATACGTTGAATTCCGTTTTCATCCCTGTCATTTCGATTCAGTAAGAACATAAGAGGAGGTTAAACAATGGGTAGTCCATTAGATAGTTCTCAGTTTGTACGCCTTCTTGACAAAAGGCTTAAGGATGTAGGTGAAAGGCGTCACAAGGAGCTTGCCTCTATGATTCCTACGTTCTTCAATGTAATGTCTTCTGACAGTGCTTGGGAAGAGTTTCTTGATATCGGGGCGGTTCCTGATATCCCTGAATTCAATGGGAAGATTTCCTACCTTCCTATTTCTCCTGAGTTTCACAGGAAGATTGAACACAAGGAATATGCCGGTGGTATAATGGTAGAGCGGAAGCTTATTGACGACAAGAAGTATGCTGTTCTTGACGCAAGGGCTGCTGGTCTTATGGAATCCGCTGGTAGGTCAAAAGAGAAGCAAGCTGTAAGGCTTTTCGCTAACTCAGCTTCTAGTGCTTTTGACTTCATGACTAACGAAGAGGGTGTAGCTCTTGTTTCTAGCTCTCACGCTTCAAGGTCTGGAGCCTCTACTGCTTCTGGTTTCGATAACTCTGGTACTTCGGCTCTCAGCAAAACTGCTGTAGCTGCTACCAGGATTCTCATGAGGCAGTTCAGGAACGATATCGGTGAGCGTATTGAAGTTGGGGATAATCTGGCCCTTGTAGTGCCGGACAACCTCGCTGATACGGCTGACGAGCTTGTAGGCACTCCTAAGGGGTATGAAACGGCTAACCACACGAAGAATAACCAGTACGGTCGGTATGAGGTTATTCCTTACCTTCGTCTTGATGACTACGATACCAACAACTGGTATATGGTCGATAAGGACATGATGAAGCGTGATGCTGTATGGTTTAACCGTGTAAATCCTGAAATTGAAAATACGGTAGACTATGAGACGAAACAACTCAAGACTAGCGTATACTACAGATGTTCCTATGGGTATAGGGATTGGAGATGGATTTACGGCCATATCGTTAGCTAACACTTAACCGGAGGGTCTTCGGACCCTCCTATTTTAGGAAAGGAGACCAATATGGCTGATCCAAGTAAATTTGATGGCGGTCTTGAGGTAGGGACTGAAGTTTCTCCAGTTACCGTATGCGATGCAAGTGGGAACCTATATCAAGCAGGGGTACTGATTTCTGCTACTGCCGCTGAGATTAACGGTGCCGCTAGTATTTCTGGCCGCGTTCAAGAACTTACTGTAACCGGGAATGTTACGGCTGGCATCCAGTCTGTCGAGCTAAACCATGCCACGGTGGTAGTGGCAGCTACTATAGCTGATGCTTCTAATCACCAGGGCTTGTTTATAGTAAAAGACACAAGCGCCAGTGGAACGGCTGCACATACCCTTACACTTACGGCAGGTACGTTTAACGGTACTAACAATGTAGCAACTCTTAACGCCCCTAATGAGGCATTGGTTGTTTATTTTGATAGTGCTGGTAATGGTACTATTGTTGAAAATGTAGGTGCTGTAGCATTGTCATAACTAAGCGGGGGCATAACGCCCCCGTATTTTTAAAACAGGAGGATATATATGGAAGTATTTGGTGAAGTAGATAAAAACTCGAAAGGTGGTAATGCTTCGGAATATCCGGCATGGTATTTTGACCGGCATATTGATGAACTGAAAGAATCTATTGCAAGTCTTAAAAGATCGCTCGATATGGGGCTTATCCCTGCCGACAAAGTTCCTGTACAGCGTCAGGACATGGCTAATAAGCAAGAAAAACTAGACACTATTTTGAAATCGAAACCAAAGCCTAGCGATGCAGAAAGAGACAAGCTTTGGAAACTATATAAATCTCTTGGTGAGAAGATCAGCGAATCAATGTATACCCGTTCGGAGATGCACATGGGTATAGTAGACGCTCATACTGAAGCCAGTAGAATGACTCAGCCTTGCATTACCCTTAACCCTGAAGAGGCTTCTATTGCTAAGTCTTGTGGTATTAAGATGGGGCAAGACCGTAAGGTAAGCCGAAATCAGGCAGCAAAGCCTTTTAAGATTCTTGGCAAGCTTCTTAACGAGCCTTCAAATATCGAGGTTCTAAGGCGTGATAAGGTTGCAGAAGGTAACGCAACCAGGCAGGCCGTGGCTGCATAATGGACGGAAAGGAATTACTGAGAAACCTAAGACAGATTCTTAATGAAGCCTCTGATTCAGGCTTTATAGACACTAAAACGTCTTATGATTATCTGAATCAAGCTGCTTATGAATTTATCAGAAGGACTAAATTCTTAAGAGCAAGTCAATCAATCACCACTGTTGCTAATCAGACAGCATATGACTTGAATGCAGACTTCATGGAACTGTATCTTAGGGATGGTCAGAATATTCCTTTCATAAGCATTAATAACGGGTCTACAGATCAATATATATTCTGGAGGGACTATGAGGATGTTGTGTATGAAGGCAATACAACTCCTGTAGAGATACCGGGATTCTTCACAATACTTAATAGTTCAACACTTGATACCAGAATATCAAGTACTACCACAAGTGCTGGAGCGGCTAGTGCAGGGGAATCTACCTTAACTGATACAGGGGCCGACTTCTCTGATGTGAGTGCTGGCGATATTGTCCACAATATTACCGATGGGTCTGATGGGATAGTTCTGTCAAAGACTTCATCTACCGTACTCGTTACGGCCTTGTTTGGTGGTACGAATAACGATTGGACTTCTGGTGATAGTTATGTAATCCAGCCACAGGGTAATTTGCAGATAGTCCTTGACCCTGCTTGCTCTGTGGCTAACTACACCATTACAGTTCACTACATACAGAGACCTGCACCAGTTTATAGCGATTATGGGATGTTTCGGGTGCCATCTCAATACATGGACTCACTCATAAAGTACGCAGCATGGTTATATAAATATAGGGATAGGGAACCTAATTATGGTGATGCGTTTTATGCACACTTTGACAGGCAGGTCAGGACACAAGCTAATACCATTAATGGTACTTTGCGCCGTAATGATGTTAGCGTCAACCTTAAGGCTAGACGTAGAGGAAGATTTAGTGGCAGATGATAAACCGCTCATACCTGTTGAGGTAGCCTTAACTGGAAAGCTCATTACCGGAGAAGATGCAACCGTAATAAGCCCAACAGGTGAGGCTAACTTTCAAAGCCTTAAGAATATGCGTTATACCGATACTAATCCCAAGAGTATTGCCGGTATGACAAAGATTAATACTACGGCACTGTCTAGTCATCCCAAGATTAGAAGCGGTATCCACTTCAAGAAGGATCAACCCTCAGAAAACCACGTCTTAGTTCAGGCGTTTAATTCTGGAGAGACAGAATCAAAGGTATTCCAGAATACAACAGCAATACCTAATACGGGAGATTTTGCTGCAACGGCATTGCATACAGATTCGTCAGGGTCCAGTGTTGGTGTGTTTAGTAAAGCCTTGGCTGGCAATATAGCTTATTGTAACGGGAAGGAGTCTCTTGTCTGGGGCGGGGATGAGCATTTTTCTAGTGGGTTCGTAAACTATAACCCAGATGGAAATTTGTTTAAAGACTACACAACGGCTACCCAGAACACCCTTACTGATTCACAGAATATAGCAACCCTTACTACGGTTGGTTCTGGCACTCCACAAAATACCACGTTACTACTTCATCTTGACAATAATGTAACAGATTCGTCCCCAACAACTCCGCATACGGTAACGAATAACAATGTTACATTTACCACGTCTGCAAAGATGGGTACACATGCCGCTACGTTTAATGGCACTAACGCATATTTAACAATTCCAGATAATGCAGACTTCGATTTTAGCGGCGGGGTTTTCACGGTAGACTTTTATATTAAACCTACGGCTGACGGGACCATATACTCACATGCCACAGATGCTAACAACTGGTTTAGAATAGCGTATAGTTTTAATAGAATTATCGTTGAAATTAATATAGCCGGTGTTACCACGACGATATTGGGATTAACCAGTACAACCAATATTGAAACCGGTGCATGGCACCATGTAGAAGTAACTGAAAACGGGAACGACTGGTACTTATTCGTAGACGGGTCTCTTGTTTATTTCAATGATGCCACAATAACCGGAGCAACGAGGGCTGCAAATTACACAGGGACGGTTTATATTGGGGCTTTCTATAACGGTGCTGTTCTATCAGACTATATTACCGCAGATATAGATGAGTTCAGGATAGGGAAAGGTACCGCCCTGCATACCGATTATTTTGATCCTAGAAATTCCGCTTATGGTACAGCGGCAGCGTACGTAATGGTTGGTGCTGTAAGGCCAATAAAGGGTGCTAAGTTTTATGTAGGCACAGCTAATGCAACCGCGAGTAGCGTTAAGGTTGAAGAATGGCAAATATCTTCTTCCGGCAACATAACAACAGGATATTGGGTTGACATAGTATCCCCTACGGATGGGACTGCTTCGGGAGGCGTTTCTTTAGCGCAAACAGGAAGTATAACATTTTCCGACACTTCTGCAACATCTAAACCGAGGCTCTTCAATAACACATACCTCTATTGGTATAGGTTTACGTTTTTATCCGTAGATAATACTACCACCATATCTCAACTTACACTTGATATGAGTATGCAGCAAATAAGGGATTTGTGGGACGGTGAAACAAGGCAGGAATTGTCTTTTGTGGCGTATAATGGAGCAAATAAGTACGATAATACGATTAACGTGTTTGAGCCTACTTACAATTCAGCCAATACAGCTACATTTGCAGACATAGGGGGGTATAACGGGGAATTGGTTGTAGGGTTCACCGAAAAGCTCACAGGGCTAGATATAAGATTTGTGTCTGAGAATGGCAACACGGTTCAGGGGCATATGTGGATCGAGTATTGGAGTGGAGGAATATGGAAACCTCTTTCCGTTGAAAGGGATGGCACGGCATTAAATGATGCCTCTATGGGTCAAAGTGGTATAATTCGTTTTACGTCTCCATTAGACGGAGAGGAAATGAGAAAGACAGAAGAAGGAAAACCATCGCTTTATTACTATAGGATATTTCCACTTATTGCAGGGCAGGGCATTACTTATAGTGCTAATGTGAAGATTTATTACATAGGTGGCATACCTGCACAAAAACAAATTAACGGATATAAGTTTCCTATACTTTCGCATAATAGATTGATTTTATGTTCAGACCAAGACGATAAGAAGAATTCCATTAAGGTTGGAGCTAGTGGGTCCAACTCCGTATTTAACGGAACGGATTCAATAGAGCTTTCGTTCGGTAATGATGAAGAACTTACTGCCGGTGTTGGGCTGTATAGCTTGTTTAGCTCTTCTCTTTACAACTTAACCATCCTATGTAAAAAGAACGAAACGTGGGTTGTGGAGGGCAATTCTCCCCAAAACTATACATGGTATAAAGCCTCGGATGGGATAGGCTGTGTAGCGCCACTCACAATGAAGTCTGTTAACGTTGAACCTTCAGATGGGAACCCTGGTTATCATGCTGCTATATGGCAAGGGATTAACGGTGTTTATCTTTACAACGGAAGGGATTTCTTGCAGATAGACGAAGACATTAGTGATGTTCTTGGAAGAATCAATACATCAAAAATAGCTGATTCGGTGGCCTTCGTAGATGAAGACAGAGACGAATACCATTGGCTTGTTGCTACGGGAGCGTCTGCCACCCTCAATGAAGAGTGGGTATTTGACGTAAGACGGTTCAAGTGGTATCAGATCGACAGGGGAACTTACCTACAGTCTGGATTTGACGTTATAGACACTTCAGGTAATAGATATACATACGGGTCTATTGATACAGGGTATCTGGAAAGACTTGAAAACGGAACCACCTTTGATGGTAGCAATATAGTGTCTGAACTTCATATAGGCGATGTTACACTTGATGGCACTGTAATGACTGAAACACAGTTAAGAAATATTAAGCTAATTACGGTAGCCAAAACGAATACGGCAAATAATATATCAGTAACGCACTATGGAGATACCAAAACTACAGGCACAGCTTTTCCTGCAATTTCTCCATTGGCTTCTGGGAGCAGAGTTACTAAAGTGACAAAAAGTGTCAATCATCAAGGGGGGCATATATTCCATTCATTGAAGTTCAATCTTACTACGAATGACGAGACGAGTGGATTGGAACCTTTATACCTTGGTGTTTATTATAAAAGAATCAGAGAGAGCTTAGGAGGCTGATATGGGGTTAAGTAGGTATACTAAAAGGGCGGTCAAGGCTGTTGCCACGGGTGGCCTGTCTGAAACGGTTCGGGCGGGAGCGAAGATAGCCGGTAAGCTAATGCCGGGACAAGAGAGTTCCGCATTAAAGGGAGGCGGTGCTGTCACCATACAGCCTTTTGACATAGGAGAGATTACAAAAGGCCTTAAGCAGACGCAAGCCGTGACAGGTAGGGCTATAGCCCCCGAAGCGATTGAGGCGGCTACAAAGGGCGCTATAGGCGCTCAGATAGCACCTGCTACTATGGCAGCAGAGAAAGAAAGGGAAAGGGCGCTGGATATAGAAAGATATAACCTTGAGGCAGAAAAAGAAAGTGCTGCTGCAAGGGCAGCGGGAGGTGGAGATATCGGCGCTCTCATAGGAACAGGAATAGGCTTGGCTACCGGTGGAGTGGCTGGCGGTAAAGTTGGGGCGGGAGTTGGCAGGGCTGGAGGTGGGATATTGGCTAATCTTTCAGTCCTTTGTACTGAGCTTGAAAGGCAAGGGATAATGACTAGAAGGCTTAAGACTATAGCAATAGCCTACAGAATCAAGCATATAGACAATGATGTATACGAAGGATACATTGCTTGGGCAACACCCTTAGCAAGGTTGATGCAGAAATCAAAATTTGTGACTTCGATGGTAAGCAAAGTATGGATTCCGGTTACATTTGAAATGGCTCACAGGATGCAGCCTAGAATAAAAACAAGTTGGTTTGGTAAGTTTGCTTATAGCGCCCTATCTCATTTCAGCAGGCTTGTTTTTAACATAACGAAATACGGGAGGGTATTATGGCTGGCGCACTAGAAGCTATAGGAAGATCAGGGGCATTAAGGGGTACGGCTAAAGAACTTATTGATGCTGCTTCTGAATTAAGGAAAGAAAAAGAAAAGGCCGCTGCTGATAAGCTGGCCGCAGAGGCAGCGAATAGGCCGGTTGCTATAGGCGCAGCACAAGAGCAGCAACCACAAGGGAGCGCAATAGATTTTTCAGATGCCTCAGTAGACTTGTCTCCATACGGCGCAGACTTTACCCCTCCTGCTGAACGGGGTCCAGCGTTGCAAGCCCAAGGGGAGGGGGAACCACAAATAAGTGAAGTAGACAAATCTATTATGGCAGAAGAAGAAGAAAAAAAGAAAACCCCTATGCTGTTAGAGGATATACCCCAATTCAGGGCATTGGATAAATACCCTTCATCTCAAAATATTGTTCTTGATTTTGCTAGAAAGCGTGGTCTAGTAAAAAACGTTGGAGGATTTGAAACAATGTCTGCCGCCGATAGAGACCAGGCTATAGAAGATTTACAAAAAAGTGAAATCCTACAGAGTCAGATAAATATAGCAGCTCTAAATGATAATAATACTAGGAAGTCACAACTAGAAGAGCAATTAATTAAGTCGAAAAAGCCTGAAGAAATGGCACAGATACAGCAAGAGATTCAAGCAATAGCTGAAGAGAACTCTTCATTATTGCGGCACATAGATAGTCTTGCGAAAGCTAAGGCAGGAAAACTCCCTGAGACGAAAGCACCTAAGCCAACCCATGAAACAACAGATATAATTGTAGGCGGTAAGACTTTGAGGTATCAACTAAATCCAGAAACAAATAGATATGATATTCTTGTCGGTGAAGTAGCTCCAAAGACAGGGCAGGTAATTAATATAGGTGGTTCAAAAAGCCAGAACAAGTTTTTTGAGGAGTTGGGCAAGCAGACAGCAGATGCTACCGTTAAGTCACAGATAGACGCTCAAGACTCAGCTGGAACAATAAACATAATCAGGGATGGGGTAAAACAGTTAGATGCAGGTATCTTCTCTGGCACTGGTGCGAAGGTTAAATTGGCCTTCAATAAATTCCTTAAGCTTGGTGGGATGAAGCTAGGCGGGCAGACGATAGAAAATACCGAAACTTTTGCCGCTAATGCTGGTAGCCTTGTCGGTAAAATCATCAAGCAATTTGGTGCTGGTACTGGGCTTTCTGATGCTGACCGTGAGTTCGCAATGAAGATAGCTGGTGGAGACATAAGCCTTGACGAGCAATCTATCCGAAAGTTGCTTGACATAGGTGAAAGAATTAACATTGCTATCATAAATGAACACAACAAAAAAGCCGAGAAGGTAATGCAAAGCCCTCAGTACGATTTGCCTGTAGACCTTAAAGTAGAGGTGCCAGAGTCCACGAAACAAGCAAAGAGACTTAAATTTAATCCAGCAACAGGGAAAATAGAATAATGGAGATAGAGATCGGAGATACTGGACAAATAGTTGAATTTCCAGATGGCACTCCAAACGAAACCATAGAGGCGGCTCTAAAGGAATACATAGATTCCAAGCCTCAAGAGGTAGCGCCACCTCCAGTACCTACAGGCGTAGGAGATGCCGGTGCATTCGACCCCTTTGGCGCTGCGCTTGGTCCAGAAGTTACAGATACGGGAATGGGCGCAACAAGGGAAGCCTTGACACCATCAAGGGAAACTGTCAAACAAACCATAGAGACAGCAGCAGAAACTATAGGTGGTGTTGGCGGTGCAATAGTTGGCGCTGCTGGTGGGACCGTTGTGGGTGGCCCTGGGGTTGGCACTACTGTTGGGGGTATTACTGGTGGCGCACTAGGATATGCTGGTGGCAAGGAAGTTGGAGAGTTGATAACATCCTCTCTGGGCCTCAGGGATAGGAAAACCGTAATAGAGGAATTAGAAGAAATACCTAAAGATGTTTACTATGGTCTAAAAATGGAGGCTGGTGGCAGATTATTGGGCGCGGGGGCAAGGGTTGGAATTAAGGCAACAAGGGCTATTAGAGACTCTATACCTGCGTTTTCTGGCAAGAGGTTAGAGCAGCAAGCAGGTAGGTATTTGATGGCTATGACAACCGAGGGGCCAATATACGCTGCTAACGCAAAAGAGGCAAGGGAGATAGAAAAGAGAATACCAGGGATTAGGTTCACTATTTCCCAATTAACAAAAGACCCGAAGCTAGTTCAGATGGAAAGGTCCATAGAGATTAAGGAACCCAATCTTTTACTGAACCAAAGGGCCGAGTCATCATCTACTATCCAACAGCAATTGGATGATTTGTTCCCGGCTGGAGCAGGAATGGATGACACGATAACCGCAGCGCAAGCAAGGCAGGCTTCTATTGAAGCCGCTAATAAAACTGCCCAGAGAGCAATTCAGGCCGAAATGTCTAACCTCTCAAAGGGCATGAATCCACAAGATTCTGGAAGGGTTATTCATGCAGAAATGCAGGGTGCTAAGAGGGTTGTCAAGGATAGGGTTACTGCTGAATATGACGCTATTCCCAATATTCAGATCGACCTAGATGATATGCTCCCAGCCTTTAAGAATCTCGCAACTAAGCCGCTTGAGGTTGGTGGGGGTGCGTTTGAGCAAATAAAGGGGAATGTTCCAGAAGTCATAACTAATGCTATTAAGGTGCTAGGAAAGCAAAAGACATATGGATTTCAAGACCTTAGGGGTCTTAGGACGATATTGATGAGGGAGAGGAGGGCTATAGAGGCTTCTGCAACTCCAAACTTTTCAAAAATAGAACGCCTCAATAGGGCACAAAACGCCGTAGAGCATACGATAAATAAGATAAGGAACACAAGGCCAGAGGTTGCCAACCAATTCGATAAGGCCACTGAACTATACAAGAACTACGTTAAAACGTACAAGCAGGGAACGGTAGCTGATGTAACTCAGGCTGGCAGAAGGGGAGAGTTAACAAGAATACAAAATTCCAATATTGCCGATAGATTTTTCAATAATTTGGATACGGTAGATGACTTTGTTAAGGCAGCAGGTGGTAATGAAAATGCGAAAATGGCAATGAAAGATTTCGCAGCACATGATCTACTTACTAAGGCTACCAACCCTACCACAGGAGAATTGATACCGTCTTCGTTTAACCGATGGATGACGAATAATCAACCTAAGTTAAAGAGGTTGGGTATTGATGGAGATTTCGCAGGAATAAAAAAAGCTCAAGAATTGATTATTGGAGCAAAAGCATTACAGGATAACTTTAACAAATCAGTAGCATCGAAGATTTTAGGGGTAGATGCACAGAAAGCATTCGCTGAGGCATTTACTGGAAAGTCTGGCAGGCAAACGGCTGAAGTTACAAGAGAATTACTGAATGTTGTTAAGGGGGACGTAAGAGCAGAACAGGGACTTAAGAAGGCGCTCAAAGACCACATACTAGAGCAATCAAGGCTTCAGGGTATTGATTTGCTGAACAATCCAATCATAAGTTCATCCAAGATGAATCAATTGATGCAAAGGTTTGAGCCAGCCATGAAGGTTCTTTATACGCCAAAGGAATTCAGCGCCCTGAAGGACGTTCAAAAAGCCTACCAGATACTCGACAGGAACATTAGGTCGCCTATTGCAAGTGGCTCCGATACGGCAGAAAAGCTAGTGTCTGGCATGACACTTGGGTCGGTAGGTATGATATACGGTAAGTGGGCACCTATAAACTTTATCATTCACATGCAAGGTCTTTTTTCTAAGTATAGTGAAGAACAGGTTCATGGGCTTATTACTAGAGCTATGTTTGATCCTGATTTTGCTAAAACACTCGTTACTATAGCCAAGAGAAAGGCAGCGCCTAAGTTGATAGATAAGATGGTAGATGAAAACATGATGAGAATGGGAATGTATGGATATAAGAAAATGATGGAAGATGAGCCTGAAGAAAAATTTGCAGTAGAAGGTTATTGAGGAGGTAAGATGAGAAAAATACTCACATTGACATTATTCATGGTACTAACAACCACCCTATCCTTTGCTCTTGGTGGCGGAGGCGGGATACACAGGCAGGGTAATAACGCAGCGTTTATAGCATATACGTCTACCGCTAGGCTCACTGCCGCTGACTTCGCTGCTTATACCTCAAGTTTCAACCCCGGTATTTACACGAAGACATCTTTTGTCCCCTTATCGAGTGTTATATTATCTACAGTCATAATTCCGTTCGATGCTACGGAGCCGCTTATAGGTGAGGGCGTAGAGGTGAGGCGCATAAATTATCAGCCTTTGAGTGAAAATTCTATTTTAGAAATAGAGTACCATTCCACTGTAGCGCCAGTCACAAGTAGTTCTTTGGCAGAATGCGCCCTGTTCGCACCGTTTATAAACACCACAAGTATTGAAGCTGTATATGTTCGCGGGGCAAATGCGAGTAATAGTGAGGATATTATGTGGCTATATCATGAATATGATAATTCAAATACAGATGAAAAGTTATTTACTGTGAGATGCGGGGCAAATGCGGGGAATTTATATATAGGCGCTCCTTTAACCGGAGTTGATATCTTCGGAAGCGCATCGAACGGCGGTTTAAAAATACGGGAGGTTCTGAAATGAAAAGATACGTGATTATTTTTCTATTGCTCACACCATTAGCCGTTAACGCTGAAGAATGCTCGAAAATGAGGGCAATATCGATGCAATACGGCGATACGGTTTCGTTTGTTATGAACTCTTCTGGGACAGAGATAAGGACGTGGCCGGAAGGTGCAGGGGCGAAGCCGTCTGAGGCGCAGATAGTAACATACATGGCGGCTTGCAATAAAAAAAAGGCAAAAGACGATAAGCTGGCAGAGTTAAACGCAAAGGGAATTGAGCACACTTGCCGCACATCCGGTCTCTGTTATGAATCATGGGATGCATTAGTCATAGCCTACAATGATTGGCTTAGTATTGCGCCAGCAGCTAGGCAAGCTACAGTATCTAAGTCAAAGGCTATAAGTCATTATCAGCCGTGGCTAGACGCCGAAACAACGTTAAACAATTATACGGGTCATGGTTCTATTACTTTCTTTAATGTATCAACTATGGTAAACTGGCCTTAAGGAGGATATGATGAGATATTTACTTGTAGGTGTTTTGGTGCTTTGTGTTTCTGCTATTACCCTTAAACTAGGACATATCCCCAGTAATTACGTTACATACCCTGAAGCATCTGAAGCTCACGTATCGTTTGTAAATGATGAGGGGCATGGGACAGATATAGTAGGGTCTGACGTAGTATTTGGGTTGTATACAAATATAGGTGCATGTGACACAATAGGATTGATGCACATAAAAACAGATGGAACAATAAATATATGCACTGAAGGCGGATGGGTAATTAAATAAGGAGGTTAATATGCCAGGCAAAAGAGGACCGAAGAAAAAAGGCAAGGGTAAGGGCAAGTGATGAATGATTGGCTGTCAATATTGATATGCCTTATTGTAGCGGTGCAAGCTACTAGGTATGGGGCAATAGTAACTGCGCCGTCTATAATATTTGCAACAGGTACATGGGCATACATGTTCTTCCTTGGAGATATTGGAGATTATAGACATTACTTCCTTGGAATGATACTTGCTTTACTCATAACCGGGATGTTGTCTCTTTGTCGAAAGACTGAGTTAGTGACTACATTAATGCTGGTATGTGTGATAGATGTTTGTCTAAACGGGATAGGGTGGATATTGTACGAGAATTATTTTGATCCATGCTGGCATGAATTCTCCTTTGTTATTTTATACTTGTATGTCATTTCAGCGCTAATAACATGGGAAGGGGATATGAGGCGTGGAAGATACTATAAGAATGATTTTGGGGATAGTGACTTTTACCCTAATCCTCTTGAAAGTCATCACTATTTATTACAGGGCAAGAGAGGAAGAGGAGCTTGAGCGAAGAATTAAAGAGGATTGTGGAAGATGTAGCGGGAAATCCCTTATTTCAGAAACTTGCCGCGACTGTACTGACTATTGGGGGATTAACTCAGGTCTTTAACCTTATAACGGCAATACTCGGTGCGGTAGTTGCCTTTACGATTATAGGCAGGAATAGGGCCGCCAAAAGAAAAGATAATGCTATGGCGGCATCTATTGAGCGGCAAGAAGCTGAAAAAGAGGAGAGAAAAAAGGACGGTCTACCCCTAAGGAGGAACACAGACGATGAGTAGAGGCTCATATGACATAATTAATACCCCCAGCCCGTACGGCCGCGATGGCAATACCCCGAAGCGAGGAATAATTCACGCTATGGGGGAGTTTATTAAAGACGACGACGGAACGGTATACAGTGCCGCCGATTGGCTTATAAGATGCGGGTGGTCCGCCCACTTACTGATACACCCGTCGGGCGACGTTACGCGGTGTCGGCGGAATAATCAAATAGCGTGGCACGCTAAAGGCTACAATATTGGGACTCTCGGCGCGGAGTTTTTAGTGCCTGGGGTACATGATTACGGAACTTTTATCGAGACTATTAAAGAGCCGTATTTAACCGATGCGGAATACGCGGCCGGGGTCGATATCATAAGGCGGGAGTGGGTCGAGGAGTTGAATATGCTTCGCCTCGATAGACATTCAGATGTAGATCCTTCTCGAAAAATAGACCCAGGAGACGGTTTCCCGTGGCTTCAATTTATTAAGGACTTAGGGCTTACAATATAATGTACCTATCTAACATAAAATATAATTGCTACGCCGTATTAAGCGGCGTTCATTGCTGGAGCCTCATAACTCCATATTTCACACTTAGAATAAATAGGCCGTGGCAAACATGGTCATTAAATCATTTTGTATTTTGGATAAAAACTAAAAAGAAAGGATAAATCATGGAACACGTTTTAAAGATTTGGACATTTTTCAACAATAAGAAAACGGCTATAGGGGCGACTTGCTTTGCATTGTCCGATATAGCAACCGCCTTTGCATATCCTGATATTGCAGAGGGACTTAAAAATCTGGCCTACATCTTTACGGGTACCGGACTGACCCATAAGGGTGCAAAAGCTGTCACGAAATGACAACTACTATAATTGCTAGCCTGTTAAGTATATTATGCGTTGTTGTTGAGCTAGTACTATCTAAAGAAGCTAAAGAGAAGCGAGCAGATGAAAAACTTGACAAAGCCTTTGCAGAAAAAGACGTTGATTTTATTGCTGTTGAGCTTGACCATTACTACAGGATGCTTAAAGAGAAAAACGGTAATACTACCGGACGGAAAGCAGATAATTAACCATCCTACCGATGAAAAGTATATGTGCCTTGAATCAGGGTATTTATACGAGATCATACAAGAATATAAACGCTGTTTGGGTAGATAGTATTGAAGCCACTTAAAATGTGGCTTCTTTTTTGTCTATAATATGTAAATATTTACTTGACATTATATTCCGGTGTGGTAAAATTACTTATGACTATGAATTAACCAGTGGCGCAAACCTGCCCACTGGAAAAGAAACCGCTATTTGCCATCTGGTTGAATGGCGTGTTATAAAACTTTTTAATTAAGGAGTATAAAATGACATTAATTGAATTTGAGATGGCAAATGAGAAAAAATTATCCATTGTGGCTGAACATATACATGGGATTTCAGAGAGGGACAGCAACACGACACTTATAATTATGTCACGAATGCACACTGATACAGATGATGATTTCATTGTTGATGAACCATATTTAAAGGTAAAAAAGATGTTGGCCGAGACAGTTTTATAACAAGTTGGATGAGAGAAATGCACATCGATCCAAGCGGCACGAGGGCTGAAGAAATAAAAACAACCGTTAAGGAAGAGGAATGAGATGGGTAGAGTAACAATACTTGACATACCGGGAGAGATGGCAAGAGAGCTAAGGGTTCGATACGAGAACAAGGAAATAGAAAGCATGTTATCTCCAGCAGAATTAAGGCCAATGATAGTGAAGCACATTGCGATGACACTGGCTGAAGAGATTATGAAAAAGATTGACATTAAAATTGGAGAGCAAACTTAACAACAAAGGTCAGCCGACGTGTCAACGGTCGGCTGGAGCGACATGGTTAGGGCAAGGAGGATATATGAAAAGGCACAATCTGAAGATATTGCCGCAATACTATGAGGCACAAATAAACGGATTCAAAAACTTTGAGATAAGGAAGTTTGACAGGGATTTCAAGGTGGGTGACGAGATAAAGCTGAATGAAATTGACGGGCGACTCTGTGAGCCATATAAGCCGACAGGCCGGGCTTGTGTTGTGAGAATAACCTACATTCTCTACAGCGATCATCATGCGCCATTTGAAGGTATAGAAGAGGGTTATGCCATACTCGGAACAGAGATGGCATACAAGCCCTAACAATAAATTAACCCTGCGAGCGGCGTAGGCGCGAGTCTGAGCGAAGCGATGGTTGAATGTGGGGTTATCCAAACCGTAAACAGAAAGGATAAAAGCGATGGCAGATGAATTTAGTTACCATGAAGTTTTGGACAGAGCAAGTATAATTGCCGATATGTTTGATGAACAGATCTTGCAGCATGAAGCAATGGAGGAACAGCCTGAAATGAAAAAAGAAGCTGAAGAGATATGTGGACTGTTGCATGACTTTTACCAACACTGGGGAAGTGTGAGACACGAAAAGTTTGGCTAGCTAAAAACTCAGTGGAATTTGCCACTGGAAGGAGACGGAAAGATGAGCAAATGTGTAAATGACCAATGTACAGCCAACAACTTAGACTATGTGAGCGGATGCCAAATAACCCACAAAGATGACTTGAAAACATGCAGGCTGTACAAGACCCTTAAAGAGAAAAAAGCACCCGTGGCAAATTTCCAATGCAGTGACGTGTTATTTGCTGAACTCTCCTTAATGCTAGATGTGTTTAATAGTTGCATTGAGACAAAGACACTGCCGGGAAAAGGAAGCCCATGCCAAAAGAAGATAATAGAGCTACTTGACCAATGTGGTAAAAAGCCTACAGCTTTAAGGGTGAGAGGCAAATAACGGGGAGCTGAGCGGACGAGCGAACAGCGTGAGCGAAAGTCCGAAGCTTTTGAAAAAAGCGACTCTCCAGCGTGGGGTTAAGTGGGCCGCTGGAAGAAAGGAGATATCATGATAACTTTATTGACTATATTCACGTTATGTTGCCTCAAGTATAAAGGTGAGGCAGGAGGAACCATTCTTTTGACATTTATTTTAGACATACTTCTCTTATGGACTATAAGAGTTGTATATGGATGTTAGCCCACTTAACGTAAAAGGTAACTGGATTAGCGGAGGGATTATGGACATAGATAAAATAAAGGAAAACATTGATAAGGGCATACTGAACGGAAAAGCAAAGGCGTTAGCTAATTCCATGTTGACTGACGGGGTTAGGTTTTGCGGTGATTTACCGCTTAGAAAAAAATCGTCAGAATATATGAAGCAATTTAGCGAAAATAACCTTCCTAGCGATTTACACAATCGTAAGGCGGGGTACGAGGATGGATTTGCTGATTGTTTAAGAGAACTAGGCTTGATAGGAGACCCCCCAGATGAAAAAGAACCAAAAGTTAGCAACCCTGCCTTAAGTGGCGGGTTAGACATGGAGCTGACCCTTGAAGAATATAGAATCTTAATAGAAGAATCTACTCCTGAAAATTTTGTGGGAGTTACCTTTAGTGGAAATCGTGTATATTTGAGGGACGATCTGCCTGGAAGCAAATGGGCTATAGCTAGACTTAAAGAATTAAGGAAGAATGTCTAACGTTTAAGCTAAGCGGCTTGTGGCTTAAATTGTTAGAGCCGCTTCAAAGTAAATGAATATTAATATATCAACGTTCAAAAAGAGGCCACTGTTAACAAGTCCGTCTTGAGCGATTGGTTAGCACTAAGGAGCTTATTATGAAAATCGAAAGACACCAAACAGGCACAAAAGACAAATGGATAATAGAGCCAATTACTTCCAACGATCACATATTTGTCGAGTTAGTAATGAAAGGATTAAAAGCTTTCAATGAAGAACAAAAATGCAAACGCGAAGAGCAAGCGCGAAAGTTCAAAGAAACGATTGTTACTATCGAGACTTCTTGAGTGATGCAACTTCGCGCTGTAAGGCAATAATGGCATCCGATAATGTGACAAGGCCCTCGTATAGAGTGGCTTTTTCGGGGTTAGATAGTCTATCGTCAAGTTCTACTAGAACCTCACAGAAATCTTGTTTGGCTTCTTCTACTTTAGACATTTTGATACCTCCATTAAATTTGTTTTAGAGTGCTAACGGGGAGCTAACCCGTGAGCAACCGAAGGTTGCGAGTCAGAGAGAATGAAATGAACGGTGGTTTAGCGTTGGGTTAGACATTAAGGAGCCAATTATGGAATACAAGATAGCAATAAGGAATAATGAAACAGGAGAAATCAGGGAATGCCCACAAGATTTAAAGTGGGAAGAACACACTGATTTTTGGTGGACAGAAGGCAATATGTCCTGTGATTGTAATAGGCATCTTGAATTTGAAAGGGCTGGAGGACGGAAGCCAGAATGGGACGAGGGAGAGTGTGGGGATGAAAAATACACGGCTTTATATGCGGAGTTTCCTGATGGCAAGAAAATTACACTTGATGATGTCTAACGAAAAGTTAACGGGCTTGCGGGCCAGAAAGGAAATGACATGATTTTACCGTGCAGTAAAGAACAGAGAGACAATAAACGAAACCAACAGAAGAGTAGCAAGTCCGAAGCGAAGCCGAAGGCTGAAGCCGTTGAACGTGGGGTTAGCAAACCTCGCTTTATAAGTATAGAAGGCGGGGGAGATTGGGCTGATGCCTCTGTGGAATATATGATATTGCTAGGTGACTATAACCTTGAGGAGTTGCACAAAGAATACTGCAACGCTGGGAATTATCAGGGCACAAAGTTATTTTTTGGCGGCTGGTTAATTGAAAAGGGATATGCTAGAGAAGCCAAAGCAGACAAAGATTTTCAGGTGATTTACGACTAAGGTTTGCTAACGTGCAAGCTAAAGGGCTGGCACAAGCGATAAAAAGGAGGAGATAGTGACCAAAGAACAAGAGGACCAAAAAACGAACACCGCCCCTAGCCAGTCCGGCTTTGAGCGTTTTGTTATATTTTTTCGCCTGTTGCCGTATGTGAATAAGAAATATTATGCAGGACGAATAAAGTGGTTGCTTACCGACAAGGATGGGGCTGGAGTTTATTGCAAAGACTGCGGGAACATAGCAAATGGGGTGATTAGAAGGAGAAAGCTTGGGCTGACATTTAACATACCTTATTGCAAAAAACATATATCAGAAATCTATTTTGCGGAAAACCCGCAAGCGACAGAGTTCTACACTGGAACAGTGATAAAAATATAACGGATAAACTAAAGGGCTGGCTTGCCAGTCCGCTTTGAGTGCCTCGTTAGGCACGTTGGAGGTAAGATGAAAAGAGATAATAGACCTAATTGTGAGTATAGCCAAAGAGTGAGAGAGTTTCAAAGGGGAATGATTGATGAATTATACGGGCAAATTACACCAGAACATCAAAAAAAGTTTACGGCATTATATGGCCCTATCTCGATGATTAAAGAGGCTGATATGTATGGAATTTATCAGCATTGCAAAAGAGTGATGAAAAGCAAGAGGGATTACCCAGACAAGGCGAGTGCCTAACGTAAAAGCTAAGGGGGCGGCGCAACCTGCTCACTTAGAAACGAAAACGCCATTGCCGCTCCCTTTGAGCGCGTGGTTCTAAGGCTTGAAACTTAAAGAGACAAGGAGGAGACAATGACAGAGGGAAAAATATACTTAGTGAAACACAGAAGAAAAGGCAACTTCTTTATGCGCTTGGCTGGGCAATGTGACGAATGGGCCGAAGGCGAAATTGTGGGCGGGACGGCAAAGGCGATAATGGAATACAACGTAAAAGATAAAGGCGAAAATATCACTGTGAGAAAGAGCCTTGCTGACTTTGTTGAACAGCCTTAGAACAGAAAAGGTAACTCGACGCGCGTAAGCGCGGTCGAAGCGAATAAAATGAGCGGGGTTGACCGCAGGGTTATATTTGGAGGTAATTATGGGATACAGCATGAAATGCGAACATTGTGGTGAGATAGTTGAATATTTTGGGATATGGGAAGCAGAGTTGCACTGGGGGCATCAATGCCCCGAAATAATGGAATACGAGAGAAGGAGATTTGCTTTTAACCAAGGACTATATATGCAACCCGCGCTTGTTCAAACTTTGGTAAAGGTCGCTAACGGAGAGCAAGAGTTGTTGGATGTAATAAAAATATAACATTTAATTCAGGGGCTTTTGCCACTGAGAAAGGATGGAAAGATGGAAGACGTGAGAAGTGGGATTATTGATATTTTACTAGATGGCGACAATGATAATGCAAAGATGTGGGCTGATGTGATGGCGGATCAAATACTCTCACTTATAAGCAAAACAGACCGCGTGGCAACAAGTCCCGCTGGAATGGCTGGTTCTGCTACGCTAATCGGCTTTACAAAAGAGGAGGTTAAGGCGATGGTAGAAGGTGTGTACGGTGCTATTGAGTGGGTATGGCGGGAGAAAGACGGCCAAGGTGTATTGACGGGATACCCTAATGCCAAAGGTGAAGTATTTATAGCCGGAGAGTAGTAGAACTATGAACTCAGGGGGCCATGGACCAAGCCCACTGAAAAACGGAAATGCTAATATGGCTCCCTTGTAGTGTGGGGTTATGTGTTGCGCTAATTAAAGGAGGAAAAAAGTTATGGAAAAATTATGTGTGTTTTGCGAAAAACTTGATTTTGATTATGATGCTGGTGGTGGAGGATGCCCTACTTGCGGTTATGGCGGTGAGGGGCATGCTGAGATGGGCTGCACAAAGGGGCATTGGAATGTTGATATATCATGGGATATGAAAAGTTACCGTGAAAAAATATTGACAGCTAAAACATGTGCAGACTTTAAACTGGTAAACACATAACAAAACGCTAAGGGGGCGGCGCAACCTGCCCACTTAAAAACGAAACGAGCTAATGCCGCTCCCACTTGAGCAGCGGGTTATGCAAAACAAAGGAGGTTGATATGCAAAAACTAGGAATAGGGTTTCTTATAGGATTTACAGGTAATGCTATTGTGACGAGATTGGAAGGACATAGAAGTATGGAAGATTTTATTTTTCCTTGCATGTTATTTATCCTTTCGATTGCTATATTGGTATGTGAGGCATTAAAAGACAGAACTGCGTAACATATAATATGTAGACCGCTTGCGCTTGCAAGCATTATGTCAACTTTAAGTAAGGAGTAATTATGAAAATTGAAGCTACATACCAGAACTACCGTAGGAAGCTAGCAAGGGCCTGTATTATGGGCAGGGAGGAAAAGGGGTGGACACAGGAACAACTTGTATTAAGGGGTGGAAATACGTTCTGCATCAAAACAGTAAGTAATATTGAATCCTGTAATGATGGTACTGACCTCCGCTTTGCTTCTATACACAATGTATTCAAAACACTTGGAGTATCAGCTAAAATATCTCTGGGGGAGGAAGTATGAAGATATATTGCCAAACCAACAGGCAGCTAATTAATTATACAGACTGTGTAGTACGTGATAGCTGTAAAGGATGTGGTCATTTATCAAAGGCTAAAGAATACGGCATTACCACCATTAACGATGTTACACCGGAAGAGGAAAGAGAGGCTAGGCATTATGAAACTAATTGGCATTTCAGCGATGAGTTTATAAGTGATATTCCGGCTGAATGCACAAGGGAATACTTAAAGAGGGAAGTCAAGGAGGGATAGCATATGAGTAAAGTGCATATAGTGATGGACGAGATAATAGAAAAGTACAAGGAACGGGGGGCCGATGGACTAAAGACTATAGACTTGGATGCAGTAGACCACCTAATGGACCCTGAGGTGCGCGAGGATGGCCGTAGAGACTCCGAAAAGGTAAAACATAGGGATGAGCATGGAAAACCGAGGTAAATGCCTTTCATGTGGCAGATCATCATATGAACAATATTGCCCAAGTTGTTCAACAATAGACTATGTAGAGGAGGAGAAGTTGATTATTAACTGGTGCAAGATGTGCGAAGACGAGATTATCCCTGTAGGTGACAAATATTGTCAGTATTGTATTGAAGATCATAGGCAGATGCACAAGATAGGACGTTGTAATCCTAGGTGTATTTCTTGCGGAAACAAGCCAGACGCTTATGATATTCAAGTTATGACAGGGAGGAAAGTAAATGAGAGAGGTTAAATTTAGGGCTTGGAACGGATCAATGCATAGTAATGTAAATATAATGAATGGCTATGCAACTGTTCGTGGAGTGACTATGGTGTGTCCTTCTGATATTATAAAGGATGCTATCATCATGGTCTATGAAGTTACCTATAGCGCACCATCTTTTGATTTGAGCGGCTACAATAATGGAGATTATTATGATGGAGACAATCCATACTGTCACCCTTGGCGAGAAATGGTGATAATCGGCAACATCTACGAAAACACTGAACTATTGGAGGACAAATGAATATTGAACCAGGGTTTTACAAGGGGAAACTCAAAGGTAAAACAGTACTACTTATGGTATACGGGGAGGCTCCATTCTTGAAGGTAGATATGGTGGAGTTTTGGGGCCGTGAGAATGCCATTTGTAATCATTCCAATAATGTTGATGTTGTTAAATTGGGGATAGAGTTTGTGGAGTGTATCGAAAACCTAAAAATAGAGGAGGAAATATGAAGGAAGATGCGGAATACCTAAAAAAGATACTTCCCCTACTTACAGAGGCAATGTCCTACAAGTGGAGGGTGCAATCTTTCAGTAAGATCAAGCCTGAAGCCACTTGCGTTGCCTACATAGACGCTAGAGACTTACAGGACAGGCTTGACGCTGTATGCGAATATGGATGGGAGAGAGATCATAAAGTAATAAAGGATAACATCTATGCCGGTATTGGTGTATGGATGCCTTCGGGTGATGTTCAATGGCGTTGGGATTGTGGTACAGAATCATCTACAGAAAAGGAGAAGGGAGAATCTAGCGACAGTTTCAAGAGGGCTGGCATTAACTGGGGGGTGGGGAGGTTTCTCTACAACCTGAAGATAGTAAGGCTTCCAGCCAACAAGAAGAAAGTTCAAGGAGAATACCCGCATGTTGTCGATAGCCGAGGGAATCAAGTATGGGATTTGACGGCCCATATTAACGGAAACAAGGTAGATGAAAACGTAAAGACGGTGTTTTCTGATTCCAAGGTAGTAATGTGCGTAATGGAATTTGACGAGCAACTAAGCGCCGCCAAGACACATCAATACAAGAAGGATATTTGGGCAGCACATTGGGAGGATGTAAAGCCACAATGCGGCCCAGAAGAACTTGAGAAATTCAGAAAGATATACGAGAAAGACATTAACGTAAAAAAGAGGAGGTAATAAATGAGTGATAAGGAATTTGTAAACGGTCTTATAGTAAAGGCACCCCATGTGAAAGCCCCTGATTTTGTAAAGGCTGATATTTCCATCAAGCGTGAAGAGCTTATTGAGTGGTTGTCAGGTAGGCAGGAGGATTGGATTAATATTAATATCAAGGTATCAAAAGGCGGTAAGTGGTATGCGGAGGTAAACGATTGGAAGCCGGACGCAGGGGGGCAAGGGGAAAGAAACGATCAGCCACATGAAGGAGATAGGGAGGATGTTCACTTCTAGCATCCTTAGTTTCATTGAGTCCAGTGTATGCTGGATTCATTAAAGGTAAGGATAGCGGTGCCGATAGCCCGCCGCCGGACAAAGTATCTATGAAATTCAAGACCGCTATTGGCGGTCGGAGTTGATTGGCGTGTTATAAATTTTGTATATTACAGGAAAACCTTGGAGGAAATATGGCGAAAAAGAAAGAGCAAAAAGTAAAGGTGTCCTTTGGCGGATACGATGACGGGTTTATTAGAATATATTTGGATGAGCCAAAAAAGGTGAAGAGAAATTTAAACGCAATTAAAGGGCAAATATACTTAATTGTCCCCTATGATGAAGATGTGCCAAATAAAAAGGAAAATTTATAACAGACCAGCTCAGCAGCAGACACAAGCGAAGCAAAGCGAGTGTTGGCTGTCAGCTGGAGCGTTTGGTTGGGCAAAAATAAACTTTAATTAATGGAGGAAAACATGGGTATTATGCTTGGAAATCTTACGGTGGAGCAAATAGAGGAGCGTACTGGAGTAACATTTCCCGACGATTTAAAGGAGCTGATGAAGGACACGTATCAAGCAAGAGCGGAGAACATAGCTGATGGGAAATGGCATTGTTTTGATATGCCCTTTACGCTTGTTTGTGGGGGGATGCCTCTTGCTCAAAAAATATATGATTATCTCAAAGAAGATTCGGGTAACTTTAAAGAGCAAATGCAAATTGCACTTGCCTAACTATAAATTAACTGGGGCCATTCAATGCCCCAAGCAAGGAGAAGACGCGATGAAAAAAGAAGACTGGAAAAACGAAACGGCAGGTATGGCCTCCGAGTTGAATGGCGTGTTATCTAGCCTGAGTGAGTACATAGGCCTTATCTATGACAACGATGAATCCTTTTTGAAAGAGTTTGTAAGAGGCGAGGCGTTTGATTTGGTGGAAGTAACTTTTGGGAGTGAACACCTAAGAATATCGTATGTGCTGGAAGGTGGGCCGACAGTGACAGACGCGATTGAAATGGACAGGTTTATTGCTTGGGCGGCTAGATAACGTTTTAGGTAAGGGGGCGGCGCAACCAAACAATACCAGCCAAACGAGCTATTGCCGCTCCCGCTTGACCGTTTTGTTATAAGCGAAATTTCCTAAAAACAATGGAGGAAAAGATGATTAAAACGATATGGAAATTTGAAATGGAAGTGACTGATATACAGGAAATTGCCCTACCTATTGGGGCCGAGATACTGTCTGTGCAAGCGCAAAGAGAGCAGCCTTGTTTATGGGTATTAGTTGACCCAGAGGCGGAGAAAGAGCTTAGGACTTTTGAAACATTCGGAACTGGGCACCATGTATTTTATGACATGGGAGTTGAAAGGAAGCATATAGGAACCTACCAGTTAAAAGATGGGGCTCTCGTGTTCCACGTTTTTGAGAGCTTATAACGATTGACATAACCGGCTGGACAAATAGACAGCAAGGAGACCACATGAGCAAGAAGGATGAAAAGGCAAAAGGACTGAAAGACAACGAATTTGGCCAGTCCGAAGTTGATGGAGTTGTTAGTTTGACTTGCGAGTGTGGGGCAATGTTCTCTCGCCAACAAGTGCCAGAAAGATTAAAGAAAAAAACTTTCTTCAAGTGGCAATTTAGATATTGCGATGATTGCTTTAAGGCGAGAGTGGCTCAAGCATTTAAGCGTTTACCAGAGATAATGAGAACACTTGCCGGGGCAAACTAACGGTGCCCTTAACCCGCGCCTGAACCAAGTACCTATGAAATTCAAGACGCCGTTAGGCGTCGAAGTTGAGCAGCGGGGTTATAAAACTTTTAACTACGGAGGGTAAAACGATGGCATTTAAAGAAGAGGATGTAATTATAGTAGCAAAGGCATTGGTGGAAGATGCTGTATGCTATCAGGATGGAGGCGATTACAACATGGACGGATTTGATTGCGAGTATTGCCGTGGTGGTAGGACGGAAAGCAGGGAAGAGTTTAAGCATGAAATAGACTGCCCTGTATTGGTGGCACAAGATATATTAACAGGAGTTTTATAACAGACCAGCTCAGCAGCAGACATAAGCGAAGCAAAGCGAGTGTTGGCTGTCCGCTGGAGCGCCTTGTTAGGCAAAACAACTTTAATTGATGGTGATGTAATGACTGATAGACAACTAAAAAAAGCTGGAAAGATATATGCGTTGTCGCAGGCAGCATTAGGGGATGCTGGAGGTGCTGATACAGCAGACGATATCAAGATGAGGATATTTTCTTCGGAATGGGCAACCAAAGAGCTTGAAAAAATGGGTTACACTCCAATGAACAGTGCGGATGATTGCTTAAAGGCTGTAGCCTAACAAAAAATTAACCAGATGTGAAAAGGAGATGATTATGGAAAGCAAAGAATTGAAGCAAGGACTACAAAGGATTATTGAAGGCTTTGAAAGTGGAGACTACCCCTATGAGAGTGATTTTATAGATATATTAAAGGGGGCCATTGAAAAGCAAGATGAGTGTTCACATTCTGCGTTGAATGGCGTGTTATAAAACGGAGGACACTATGAGACAAGGATTGATAGTAGATTACAAGACGGTTGCGGCATTATTAGCAAATGAATCTGACGAAGAACAAACAGCATTCTTTAAAACATTTTTGAAGGAGCTGAGAGCTGTTTGCCGCACAAACTACAATGCTGAAATGCAACTTGCCGGAGTGAACCAACAACTAACTGACGAAGAAAAAGAGTTGATTGGAATGCTTGGATATAAAGAATAGTTTTATAACAAGTTTGATAAGCTGACGCTATAAGCGAACGAAGAGAGTGTTAGCGGTCAGACTTGATTATTGGGTTATAATTTTTTTCGCGCTGGCTGCGAAGCAGACATGGAGGTTTTATGATTAGATTAATGCATGATGATTGTATAAGAGGGATGGAGCAGTTAGAGGATGGTAGTATAGATTTGACTGTCACTTCGCCCCCATATGATAATTTAAGAACATACAATGATTCTCTTGAGTGGGGAGAGCATATCTGGAAGCCGATTATTCAGGAATTGTATCGAGTGACAAAGAAAGGTGGCGTTGTGGTTTGGGTTGTCGGGGATGCCACCATAAAAGGAAGTGAAACGGGAACAAGTTTTAGACAGGCATTGTGGGCGATGGAGTGTGGTTTTAGACTGCATGACACTATGATATATGGCAAAGACGCTATTGCTTTCCCAGACAGGAATAGATATCAGCAATGTTTTGAATATATGTTTGTTTTTAGCAAGGACAGTCCTTCTGTGAAGAATATAATCCATGATAGGGAAAATGTTAGTTTTGGTAGAAAAGTAACCGGAACAAATAGAAAGGCAAACGGAGAAACACAAAAAGCCCCAGGGTATGGAAAGGCGATCAAAGAATTTGGGGCAAGATGGAATATATGGGATGTTAAAACTGACAAGGGGAATAATAAAACAGGGCATCCGGCTATGTTCCCAGAGCAGTTAGCGCATGACCATATAGTTTCGTGGAGCAATGAGGGCGATGTGGTTTTTGACCCGTTCATGGGGAGTGGAACTACAGGCAAAATGGCGAAATTGGCAGGAAGAGATTTCATCGGCATAGAGAAAGACGCTGATTATTTTGACATTGCCTGCAAAAGAATAAACGCTGAAAGCTGAGAGCGCGAAAAGAATTATAACAAAGCCATAACCAGCGGCGCACAAACTTTAAGAGGAGGAATAGCATGGAAGAGCAAGCAGCTTACAAGAGCGGAAAAGACGGCGAGTTAGCCGTCTGCGTTGATGAAGGGGTTAAGTTTTCCCTGATAAGTTATGATGAGGCGAGAAAAAGCATCCGATTTAAAAAATACAGTAATTCAACAGATTTCAATATGCACAGAAACGGATGGATGAAAATGCACGAGTTTGAATCGGATGCGGGAGAGCCGAGCCGCAGACAAGTAGAGGGTTATATAAGAGCAATAAAACAGAATGGCGATTACTGCTACCGAAGATTTCAAGGCGGTTGCTGGAACTTACCTTTTATTTCAATATACAGAAAAGAAACTTAACATAAAAATCAGGGGCCTCTGCCCCTAAAGGAGATGGGAAGATGAAAAAATATAATATTAATTCTGAAGGAATAGCAGATCATAAAAACGTGCAATATTATTTGGCAAGTGATGTTGATGTGCGGCATGAAGAAACTCCCCTTACAACCGAAACAGACACCGGGGCAGAGGTCACGCTGGATTGCGGGGTTAAATGCCCCCTTTGTGACCATGAGTGGAGCCGCCATGACCCCGAAGATGGGAAGTGTGATGCTGGGCCACCTTGTAAATGTGGCAGAGATTTAAGGTGGATGCAAGAGCAGATAGCAAAGAAAAGCTTAGAAGCGTTGCGAAAAAGATAGGGCATTTAACAACCTTTTCAGGGGCTTTGCCCACCGGAAGCGGTGCAAATAGAAAATTAAAATGCGTGGGCAATGTCCCTTGCAAAAACTGGTTATTTTTGGAGGTAACAAAATGAGATTTACTTTTGTGATGATGGCAGCTTTATATTTTCCAGTAGTAGCAACGCCTGAAAGGTTAAAAAGTGGCCTTTGGCTAGTAATGATATCTGTGGTATATGCCATGATTTATGATTTGCTTGATTACTTGAAGAAAAAATAACATAAAAATTAAGCAGCGTGTTCCTTACGTCTGCTTGGATGTGGGGTTAGGCAAAACAACTTTAACTATGGAGGGAAATATGGCTTTACGATGGAGAAAAGATAAGCGACAAACAGGACTTGCCGGAGTATGTGCAGGGCCAAGAGGCTCAGGACTATATGATGGTGAAAAGAAATATGCTTCAGTAAACGCACGTAGTATAGGATGGGGGAAGGGCTATGATGGCTGGTATTGGGTGGCAGGATGGGATAGCGATGTTCCGATGAGGAATACTTGTGATAAGCCACTAAAGACGGAAGCTGAAGCCAAGGAAGCAGCTATGGAATACGTGAAGCAACACACGGTTGCCTAACGAAAAGCTGAGACGCGGCAATAGTGAAGTGAAACGAGCTATTGACCGTCGAAAGCTTGGTACAAGCTGATTCTCCAGCGCGGGGTTATGTTTGCCGCTGGAAGAAAGGAGAGACATGAAAAGAAAAGTTTATAGCTACACCTTACATGAAAAAGTACAGAGCGAATTACCTGAAAGAATAAAAGAGGCAATGAATATTTGCGGCTGGAATGCTTTCGGCATACACGACATGGTGGCAGAGGCAATAAAGCAAGAAAAAAAGGAAACGAAGGCAAAGTTGAAAGCTGAGAAGCAAACATAACGAAAAGCTAACCTGAGAGCGGAGGGGTTATGACAACTTGGAAGAACGAAGAGGGATATGAAACAAGGACAGGACATGGAGAAGACGAGCTACCAGCGAGTCCGGTTGAGCGTGG